CAAGTAGTCCAACACCTACACCTACAAGTAGTCCAACACCTACACCTACAAGTAGTCCAACACCCACAAGTACAGAAACACCTACCCCTACTCCCACTCCAACAAGTACGGAGACACCTACACCTACACCAACAAGTAGTCCTACACCAATACCTACAGATACACCAATACCGACATATACTCCTATTCCAACAGAGACACCAACCCCAACACCTACAGAAACCTGTGTTGATATAGAATTTTGTTCGAAGGAAGGGACTGCAGGTTCTGAAGTACAATATGAAGGATGTGATGGTATCACATATAATCTATCTGTACCTGGTGGGGATTGTGTACAACCACCTAGATGTGTTAGAAGTAATTCATGGATATATAGTAATCCAAACAATATGGAACCTGTAACATTACTACCAGGAGATTGTGCAGGATCACCACCACCACAAACAGCAACACCTGTACCGACAGCATTACCGACTTGTGTGTGTATAGAGTTTACAAACATTTCAACTGGTGACAGGGCGGGATATTACGATGATTGTAGTGGAATATCACAAACAGTGGTTGTTGGGTCATATGCGACGGAAAAGGTGTGTGGAGATGGTAACAACATAACAGTATCGGACCCTAAAGTACAATATCAAATAACAGGTAATTGTTTTGAAGGTAGTTGTCCTGATAATGATAGAGTAGAAGAACCCAGATAATAAAATTATTCTATGATATTTATAATTAACATTAAAAAGCGTATACTTTAATTATGAGTTTCTTAAATCAAAATAATGCAGAGTTCCTGTCAGCGAGATTAACCCAAAAAGGGAGAAAGTCTATTGCAGAAGGGGACTTCCAAATAAAGTTTTTTCAGGTTGGTGATTCTGAGTTCGATTATACTCAACCCTTTAACCAATTAACTGGTGAGATAGATACACCACAACAAAATGTTTTTGCACCTTTTGATAAAGATAGTCAAGTAAAGTATCCTTATTTAATGGATAATAACCAAACTACAACGTATGGTGTACCAATAAAGGATTCAATTACTGAAACTCTAAGAAATGGAATGGGACCTGCAGGGTTCATAACAGAATATAAAGAGTATGATGAGGTTAATTGTAGTGGTACTACTATAGAATGTGCAACAGTTAGAATACCTCTAAGTGGGGTTAGTGCAACTAATACGATTACATTTACGGAAACACAGGCATATTTAGATTGTGATAATGGATCGGTTTCTTCTATAGATACTGATTACTTATCAAGATTTAATCAATGCGAATACATCACCATAGTTTTCAATAATGAATTTGTGAGTGAAGAACAAGTTGTTACAGGAAATTCAACTAGTTTAGTTTATAAAATTTTAAATATAACAACAGTTACGGGAGTTACAACAACACCTAATTGTGATGAAGTAATAACAGGACAAACAACAATAACTGTTGATAGGTACACCCCCGATTTTAGTTCAATTAATGGTTATGCTGAAGTCGTTTGTAATAAATGTAAAATAGAACATCCTTTATCAGGAACTACTTCTGAAGTCTGTGTGTCAAACCAAGTTGATCCAAGTGAACAACATGACCCATGGACATTAAATACTGTTTGGAAGGAATTACCAATAGGTGGTCAGATTGACGATGAAAGTATAAGTGGATACACCAGTGCAAAACACATATCCACAATGGAGTATTTAGGTTATGGTACTTCAGAAGGTCAAGTTACAAACACAGGTACAACATATTTTAATTCATTTAATGAGGAGATTGTTGTTTCGCCAGAAGAACAAAAATGTATAGCGGTAATCCACTATTCTGAATTAGGTCATGTATTTGAGGATCCTGAAAGATTTTTTAAGTATGATGATTACGTCGGTAGTTCCACAGGAACCACAAAAGGTGTATTGGTTGATGAAGAAGTTATTTCAGATGTAGAATTTTTTAATATATACATACCATTTATATATTATGAAAATAGTACGGGAACTACAGTGGGCGCTGAATTTAAAATGGATGTGACGGATTATTTTATGGACTCAACAGTCGCAGGGACACCTGGAGATATAAGAACCAAATATGTTAAGTTTAGATACGTTTTAGATGAAATAGGTAAAAGAGTTGGTAAAATATTTGTAGATAAGAAAATCATAGTATTTGATGATCAAGAAATGGTTGCTTTACTAGATTATAGATCTAATAGAAGATATACCTTACCAACACCAAAAGTTTACCATATCCCAAGTGATGGGGTAGTAGCGGAGTCGTGTTTTTCGGGAACAACTGCACAAACATATTATTTAACATATATGTTGAGTTATGAATCAGGCAATGAATTCCAATTAAACAGTTTACCGTGTAATAATTTCTCTAAAGTACAAATAAATATAGTTGATAATGAATGTGAGATTAAGTATCCCGCAAACATAGGATTTAAATGGGGAGGGACAGATCACCCAAATAATGTAGGATCATTCCAACACATGAACACAACCTTCAGTGGTTCAACTAAGGGTTATATCGCAAATAAATTATGGGTTTTAGTACAAGAAACAACAAATGAGGTTGGTTTGATACCCGACCCTACACAATGGACTAAAATAGATATTACGGATAAGATACCTAATCACGTATCGGGGTTAATAGACCCTACTAATCTTAGGGACCATACCTTTGTAATAACACAAAATGATATAGACGGAGGTAACCTATTTGATTTAGAAAATTATTTAAAAGAATTACCAACGGGTACCGATTATATGGGTAGTCAAGACCCATCTTCTGACCCACAATTTGGAGATGAGCAACCTTTTCCGGGGAGTGTCAAATTAGTTAGATGTACTGACATTGAAGAAATGAGATTTTTGGTTAATTTACCACATACTCAATGGAATATAACTCAAAACCCAACATATAATAATGGTATGAGATCCAATGAAGAAAGAATTACTGAAGTGGCCTTACTTAATCAGAATAAAGAAACTTTAGTTACGGCTAAGACATCAACCCCAATTAAGAGGAAGGGGTCTCAAGTCATTTCAGTAAAAATAGATTTTTAATCTTTACAATCTCCTTAAATTTACTTATTAATTGTCTATATACATTTATATGGACAAGAAATTTAAAAATAAACCAAAAATATTAGGGTTAGATATTTCCACAAAAACAATTGGGTGGGCATTATTTGACATAACTGGTTCTCATTTACTTGAGTTAACTCACTTTTCACCTAAGATAAAACCAAAACCCGAAGATAAGATAGAAGAACTACTTAAAAAGGCGGATGGTTTTAGAAAACACTTAGAAAACTATAAAGATATTGGTATTACTAAGGTCATTATCGAAGAACCACTATTAAATTCAAACAATGTTTACACGGTAGGTACTCTACTTAGATATAATAGTATGATTCTTTTATCATGTTTTGATGTCTTAGGTATTGTACCAACTTTTATATCAACATATAATGCAAGAAAATTTGCATTCCCCGATCTAGTGGGTAAAAACACAAAGGGTAGAAACGTATTGTTTGGGGGTTACCCTAAAACCATAGATAAAAAACATGTGGTATGGGAGCACGTAAATGATTTATTTCCTGAAGTCGAATGGCCACTCGCAAGGACAGGTAACCTTAAAAAAGAAAACTATGACATGAGTGATGCGGCCACTGCGGTTATAGGATACATAAATAAAATAAAAAGTGAGGGGAAATAAGAAAGGGACTTTACTTTCTTAATAAAATTACTTATATTTATTAATGAAAAGAGAAAACGGGGCGTATAGGGTTTATTCCTTATACGTTGGTTGGTTGTCCCCAGGGAGTGGTGTTCCTGGGGACTTTTTTTTGTCATTTATTTTTCGTATATTATAACTATGATGACCCAAGAAGTAGATTTTATACCGTTAGTTGATGTTCTCCACGATATATTTGGTGACAGTAGATCACACAATGATGCGAGGGGTCAAATTACGTTCGATTGTCCCGTATGTTCACATGATGTAAAGGGTTTAGATGAAGGTGATGGTAAAGGTAATTTAGAGATAAACTATAAAATGTTTGTATATAAATGTTGGGTTTGTTCTGAAACCCACCACACACACGGACATTTAAATAGGTTAGTTTACAAGTATGGTAGTAAAATACAAATTAGAGATTTCAAATTATATAGTCCTGATGAATTTGTATATCGGGCAGATAAAAAATTTAAAAAATTAAGACTACCTAAAGAATTTATAGAATTTTCAGAGGCGAGTACAGGTAGAAAATTGACACACCAATATAAACGAGCATACAATTATTTGAGGGGTAGAAATATAACCGATGAAATGATTAAAAAATACCGAATTGGTTATTGTGACAATGGTTTATATGAAAATAGGGTAATTATACCGTCGTACGATGAATACGATGACATAAATTATTTTGTTGCTAGGTCTTTTACAAGGTATAGTAGGAGAAAGTATATGAATCCCCAAGCAGATAAAGATAATCTAATATGGAACGAACATTTGATAGATTGGGACAAACCCGTTTATATTGTTGAGGGGGCATTTGATAGTTTATTTTTAGAAAACTCTATACCAATGTTAGGTAAGTTCATTACCGATAATTTATTGGAAAAAATATATGATAACGCAAATAAAGTAACCATTGTTTTGGATGGGGATGCGTGGTCAGATACTGTAAAATTATACCACAGAATGAATGTGGGAAGACTCATGGGTAAAATATGGGTAATAAAATTAGACTCAGATAAGGACATTGCCGATATGGGTGGTGACTTATCAAATCACAACGAAACACAATTAGATTAATGGATTTAAATAAAGAGGCAGAGAAAATAAGAAAAATACTAAATAAAAGAAGAGAAGATATAAGTTTAACTTTTATTGAGGAAGACCATTTATATTTCATGAGGGATAATAATGGTATGATTAGGTCTAATTATCCATCGGTATCCAAGGTTATAAAAAAATTCTATGAAGAGTTTGATTCTGAAGGTATCTCATGGAGAATGTCTAAGGGAGACAAACAAAAACAGAAAGAATTATTAAAGGAGTGGGCCGATAAAGGAACTTACGCAACTAACCAAGGGAGTAGGGTACATTACATTTTAGAAAAAGAGTTGATCTCAGAGTACGGAGATTATAAAGATGTAAGAGAACCAATATATCAATGTGATGAGGAACAAATAGAACGAAGTAATAATATGATAGGTGCGGGAAAAGACTTTATAAAGTTAATGCACGAAAGAAATGCAGTATTACTCGATACGGAAATTGTCTTAGGTGATCCTGATTTAGGTTATGTGGGTCAACCTGATAAGGTGTGGTTAGTTGAGAATAAAGAAGGTACCGATTATGGTATTGTTATTACTGATTGGAAAACAAATAAACCTGAAAACTTTAAAAAGAAACATTACACAAAAAAAATGTATCCACCTTTTGATAATGTAGATAGTACTGCATTAGGTCACTATTATTTACAACTACCCTTTTACGGTAGACTTCTTATGAAGATGTTAGAGGGTTCGGATTTTGAACACAAGAAATTGTTAGGTTGTATAATCGTCTTGGTAAAGGAAGATATGAGTTATGAGGAATATAGGGTACCTAAAGATGTCACACATAAAATCCTTTTAATGGATATGGATAAAGTTTTAAAATAATGGGAAAAGGAAAGATAGGTTTTACTGCGGGTAATTTTGATTTATTACATCCGGGTTATATATACACTTTCGAGACCGCAAAACAACATTGTGATTGGTTTATTGTCTTCCTACAAAGAGATCCATCTTTACATAGAAAAAGTAAATATAAACCTGTTATCCCTCTTTACGAAAGATATAAAACTCTAATGTCTATACAATACATAGATGAAGTATTCGTATACCAAACAGAAGAAGAATTATTAGAATTGATAAATATAATTAAACCTGATATCAGAATATTGGGTGAAGATTATTTAGGTAAAGATTTCACAGGGAAAGAACTACCAATAGAGGTAATATATACAACTAGATCCCATAATTGGTCAACTACTAAAATAAAAGATCTTATTACAAGACAGACCATACAACAAAACCCAAACATATTAAATGATGGAGAAGAAATTTAAGAAAGGAGTTATTGCGGGTAATTTTGATATTATTCATCCAGGTTATGTTCACATGTTTAAAGAGTGTTTCGATCAATGTGAAGAGTTTATAATTTTATTACATACCGATCCATCAATTGAAAGACCTAAAGAAAAATTAAAACCAATTTTAGATATACAGGAAAGAATGCAGATCCTTTTCTCTATAAGATTCATTTCAAATATATATACATATACATATGAAAAGGATTTGGTTGAACTTCTTAAAGAGATAAAACCCGACGTAAGGTTCCAAGGTGTTGACTATAAAGACCGAAAATTCACTGGCGATGAGTTAGATATTCCAATATCATGGATTAATAGGGATCATGGATGGTCTACCACAAAATTTAAAAAACTGATAAGTGAGTCGACTTATCAAAGTGAGGTTAAACCTTGGGGTGAATATAAAGTAGTTTACGAAACAGATAAATGTAAAGTAAAGAATATTATATTAAATCCAGAACAAAGAATGTCTTACCAATACCATACTGAAAGGCAGGAGGTATGGACAGTCACCAAAGGAACTTTGACCATTGTATTAGATGATGAAAAAATTTTTAGAGGTGAGGGACAATCAGTTAGAATACCTAAAGGGAGAAAACACAGAGCATGGAATGAGACAGATGAGGTTGTTGAATTTGTAGAAGTCCAAACAGGAACTTACTTTGGTGAGGACGATATCATTAGAATAGAAGACGATTATAAAAGAGAGTAATATGAAAACAGTTAAAAATAATAGTGAAGACGTAAGAAGAGTTGATGACTCTACTGCAGAAATGTTGGTTAGTAGTGGTTCTTGGTTTTATTGTAGTAAAGAAGAATATAAGAAAAATAGAAAATCTGTTAAGGTAAAAACTAACAACAAAACCGAAACTAAAGATATAGAAAACAGAGGTTTATCAGATAAAAAACTTAGAAGAGAAAGAAAACGAGCTAAATCAAATAGAAATGATTAAAAAAATTATACATACTGCCGACATACATATACGTAGGACTAAGTACCACGATATGTATATTGAACAATTTGAAAAGTTTATTGAGAGTGCTAAGGAACAAGTAAAGGGTTATGAATACCACGAAATAAGGGTCGTTATTGCGGGTGACTTGGTTCATGAAAAGATAAACATATCTAACGAACAATTAGTAATATTATCTAAATTCTTAAATGACATTACTCGTGAAATAGGTAAGGTAGTTATCATACCCGGTAATCATGATTTCTTAGAAAATAATCACGAAAGGGTTGATAGTATAACACCTGTTGTTGAAATGATGAAAAACGACAACATTGTCTACTATAAAGATAGTGAGGTTTATAAAGACGAGAATATTAATTGGGTTGTCTACTCACTATACCAACACAATCAAAGACCTGTATTTGAAAAAGAAGACGGGTTATATGTCGGTCTTTTCCATAGTCCAATTGCGGGATTATCCACCGACACTGGTTATGAGTTTGAAGACGGATATTCTCCTTTAAATTTTAAGGACCTTGACATATTATTATGTGGAGACATTCATAAGAGACAAGTTTTTGAATTACCTGATGGTGGGAGAGCGGTTATGGTTGGTTCATTAGTACAACAAAACTTTGGCGAAACGGTAAAACATCACGGATATGGTATTTATGATGTAGAGACCGATGACTATGAGTTCTTTGATTTGGAAAACAAACAACCATTTCTTCACTTCTCAATAAACGACATTAAAGATATTGATGATGAAAAAGAAATCCTCCTTAATATTGGATGATGAATTCCTTGAATACTGTGAACTAAATAAAATAGTTAAGGTAAACAAGTTAGCAAAGGAAACATTTGACAGAGGATTCACTATCTTAAAATACGGTGAAACTCCCTCCTTTTTAAAAGGTAAGGAAGTCATTAAGGAGATTGAGAAAGAAGTCGTAAAAGAAATTGAAGTAATCAAAGAAGTAGAAAAACCTGTTGAAGTAATCAAAGAGGTTGAAAAGATAGTTGAAGTAGAAAAACCTATCGAAGTAATAGTAGAAAAGGAAATATACATAACTGATGACGAGCAGGTCAAACAACTCGGTGATAAAATCTCTGAATTAGAAAAAGATAAAAAAGGACTATCAAAAAAAGTCACCTCACTTGAGACAAAACTTAAAAAGAAACCTAAGAAAGTTGTAAAGGAGGTTATCAATAACGATGAGATTGAGAAATTGAAAGAAGAGAATAAAAAACTTAAAGAGGAGTTAGAAAAAATAACCTCATCTCTATCCAACCTAAACAAAGCAAAATACATTAAAAATTCCAACCTAAACTCATTATACGACGAGTAAACGGGGTTGACTCTTAATATTAATTTACGTATCTTTTAATATGATAGGTTTATTAATATTTTGGAGTTTTATGGCGTATGGAATGACGACCATAATAGTATACGGATCAATATTCGAAGGTCTTCGTAATTGGATCAACAAACACTCAAAGTTTTTCGGTGAATTAGTTAATTGTCCTCTATGTACATCAACATGGGTGGGTTTCTTTTTATCGTTAACCTTAGGAGGTATAAGTTCAAAAATTTTCTCGGTAGGTTATTTTGGGATATTCTTTGACGGATTATTCACCGCGGGTGTCGTTTGGGCAATAAACTCTTTTGTAGAATTTTTCGAAGAAAGTAGAATAAAATAAGACCATGAATGTTTATACCGGGTAAATTCAATGATACTCTTATTAGGAATGAAGTGATTAAATTTTTTAAACAACGGTTTAGAATTAATTTAAAACATAATGACATACACAATAAGATAGATCTTGTAGGTATAAACGATCCCACGTTAGGTGTGGAGGTTGAACATGGTAAATGGAGCGGTAATTTTTGGGAAAACAACAATTACTCACTTATATCTGAACAGTCTTTTAGGACTGCAAATATCCCAATTAGGAAAGAGAAGTATTGGTTAGATGAATATACGTACTACAATAAAGTAAGGGTTAATCCAAGTAGTCATAAGAATATATTTGTAAGGTCTAATGTTGATTTCACTCAGTTCTTGATCATTCGTCCCGAGACGGTTAGGAATTCTAAAAAGTTAGTTAGAACCAAATTTAAACCTTCAAACAGTAATGAAGTTGAGGAATGGTTATCCTTCAGGGAAAGTGATGTAGAAACTTACAATGTAAAAAATGGAAAATACTATAAAGTAAAATAAATGAAACACGAAAATCCATACATAAAAGTAACATGGCATGATACCCCTGAAGCATTCACACCTGAAAAAATGAAGAGGGTTAAAAATTACTTTAAAGAAAAATACAACACTAGATTCATTAAGGTAATTACCAAAATTCAAACCACAAACAATAATAATAAACTAAAATCACTAGAAATAAGTGAAAGTATTTTAGATCCTAATTATCAGAAGTTATTAATGAATGACTTCATTAAACAAAATAACATTGTTACTCATGGTGACATGATTGATAGATTAGATAATAAGGTTAATGAAACTATTTTTGCACAAGATGAGACAATTATCAAGTATAATAGGTGGTATATTAAAAATGTTGAGTTTTCAAACTTTCTATCTTTTGGGGAAAACAATAAAATAGATTTTGAGAATTTAGACGGTATTACTGTTGTGGAATCTAATCCAAGGAATTTTGGTGGGAAATCTACCTCTACAGTAGATTTATTAATGTTTTTATTCTTTAACAGCACCACCAAAACAAACAAATCTGAAGAGATTTTTAATAGATTTACCGATAAAAACCGTGTACATGTAAAAGGTGTGATAACTATCGATGGTGAGGACTATGTGATTGAAAGAGAAGTAACTAGAAAATTAGGTAGATCTGAGAAATACACAGTAAAAAATGATTTACAGTTTCATAAAATTCTTGAAGATGGCACATATAAGAACTTATCGGGAGAACAACGTAAAGAAACGGAAAAGTTCATTGTCAAAGCAATAGGAACGAAAAAAGACTTCCTCTCAACAATATTAACCACAGGATATAACTTAGAGGAGTTGATAGACACCAAACCAACCGAAAGAGGTCAAATACTTACGAAATTTATAGGTCTAGAGGCGTTAAAAGAGAAGGAAAGGGTTTGTAGGGAAATGAAAAACACCTATGAAAGAAAGATGTTATCTAACACTAAAGATAAGTTTACCTTAGAGAATCAGATAGAGACATATTATGATCAGATTAAAATAAAGGATGGGGAAATTTCTAAGAAAAAGAAGGATTTAACAGATGCAACTAAAAAATTAAAAGATTTAGAAGAAAAGAAAGAGAAAATATTAAGTGAGAAACACACTGATGTTGATCAGACCTTAGTGAAGACCAATCCAACCACAATTAAGAGTGAAATTAAAGATTGTGATGAAAAAATAAAAAGACTTAATAAGACTTTAAAAGAAACAGTTGTAAAGGAACCTAAAGATTATTATTTAGAAGAAAAACATGATTCAATAAAGGACTTATTGAGGGATTTATCATTTAAAGTAAAGGAGGATACTCACAACATAAAAAAATGTGAGGACCAAATACACCAATTAACTGAGGGGAGCACATGTCCTACATGTAAACGACCTTTAGAGGGCGTGGACCACACCAAAGAAATAAACTCTAAAAAATTAGAAATCAAGGATTTTGAGAAAACCATTGATAAAACTAATAAGACAATTGAAATAACGACCGAAGAGGAAGTCAAATTCTCAACACTGAAAAAAGAATACGAGACCTATGAAAAAAATAAACTTATCAATACTCGATACGAACTTGAGATTAGACAAATCGAGATGGATAAGAAGGATAAAAAAAACAAACTAGAATTTTTTGAAGCTAACAAAAAGAAACACGAAAGAAATATACAAATAGATAAAGATCTAATAGTACTCAGAACTCAAATAGACACTGCGTCTTCTGACATTAAACAATCAAATATTTTGGTTGAAAGGTATAAGAATGATATAAAGAACTTTAACGAAAAAATCGACATTAATAAGAAATTAATAAAAGAAATATTGGTGGAGGAGAAAGTTTTAGAAACATATAAAGTATATTTAACCGTGTTTGGTAAAAATGGTATTTCTAAAACTATTCTGAGAGACATGATCCCATTTTTAAACAATGAACTAAGTCATTTATTGGATGATAGTTGTATGTTTAAATTAGAGATTAAAATTAATAGTAGTAATGAACTTGATTTCATAATGATAGATACAGATACCAGGGTTGTGAAACCCCTTTACGCTGGTTCGGGGTATGAAAGAACAATTGCATCCTTAGCACTTAGAAGTGTACTAACAAAGGTTTCATCATTACCAAAACCAAACATTGTAGTTATGGATGAAGTATTTGGGAAGATTGCGGACGAAAATTTAGAAATGGTGGGTGAATTCTTCATCAAAATTAAAGAATATTTCGAACACATACTAGTAATTTCACATAACCCATTAATTAGGACATGGTCGGATAACCTACTTATGATTGAGAAAAATGAAAACATATCATCAATACAATCAATTAATACAAAAATATAACAAGAATACTTGTACATTCAACAAATTTGTTTAACTTTGAAAAATCAACAAAACACATTATGATACCAAAAGAATATAAAGATTTCAACCTTTACGCAAGAGACCAAAAAGTGAGTGGTTCTCAATTAGATTATTACAATAAACAAATAGAGAATAGTCTAACTCCTTATATATTAGAAGAGAGACAAATGAACGTTACCGTAATGGATGTGTTCTCAAGATTAATGATGGAGAGAATCATATGGGTTGCGGGTCCTGTGAATGATAACATGTCAACAATCGTTCAGGCACAACTTATGTTCTTAGATAGTATCGATAATAATGACATTACAATGCATATCGACACACCAGGTGGTTCTGTTAAATCGGGTCTGTCTATGGTGGATGTAATGGATTATATAGATTCCGACATACAAACCATTAATACGGGAATGGCGGCGTCTATGGGTTCTATTCTTTTAGGTGCAGGAACCAAAGGGAAAAGAGGGTCACTTAGATTTTCAAGAACAATGTTACATCAATCAAGTGGAGGTTTTAGAGGAAACATACAAGATGCGGAAATTGACATGGTTGAGTGGAAAAAACTTAATCACCAACTATTCGATCTTTTAGGGGAGTACTGTGATAAACCAGCGTCGGTAGTCATGGAGGACGCAACTCGTGATATGTGGTTATCCGCAGACGAGGCACTTAAGTATGGAATCATCGACAAAGTGGTAAAAAAGAAAAAATAAATAAAAATCAATATTTATAGGAATATAACATACACAACATGAAACGTTTATTAAACATGGATATCAAAACAGTTGCGATCATCGTGTTATGTGTATTCCTTTTATTAAGAAATTGTTCGAATGGTGATTCCGAGACTCGAGACATAGTTAAGGTTGACGGTAAAAAGTACGAATTATTAGAACAAAAGGTCGATACCGTAATTATTGAAAAGACTGTTAAAGTTCCAACCTATGTACCGAAGTACATTACTAAAGAGGTAATAAAAGAAGTTAAGATTCCTGCAGATATAGATTCATTGGCGGTAGTTAAAGATTACTACACCAAAATAACTGTAAGAGATACATTACAACTTGATTACGATTTTCCCGAAGAGGTTAAGGATTCGTTAGGTAATAAACCACCATCTAATTTAGGTTACGGTATTTTGACCGACGTGATTAGTCAGAACTCCATACAATCGAGAAATGTAAATTGGGTCTTTAAAATACCTACTGTATATAATACTAAAATTGTTAAGGATTTACCTAAAACACAATTGTATTATGGTTTTAATTTAGGTTTAAATAGAACAGATATCTTCTCAAGTGTCGGAGGAGGACTTATATTGAAGACTAAGAAGGATAAATTATACCAACTTAATATTGGTTTAATAAATCAACCGACCCCCACATCAAGTCTTACACCTTACATTGGTGGTGGTATGTATTGGAAGTTAAATCTTAAGAAAAAATAAATGACAAATACTTTTATACTTTTTATTTTCGGTATGTTTGAGGACACTGAGGATATTGAGTTCTATTGTAATGAAATACTATTAGAAAATCCTGCGGTTAAATCATTAAGATTTATAGTAGAAAATTCTAAGAATTTAATAGTATTAATAGAGTCAGATAAAACACAAAAAGAATTGAGTAAATCACTACATAAAGATTTACTTGATCAGAACGTAAAATTCTATTTTATATTTAGGAGAGATGAGATCGTGTCTGCACACATACCTGAACAAGTAAAGAAATTTATTTATGGGGAAGTAAAGGAAGAGGAGAAATATATTATGGTACAGTATTCTAAGATAAGTAAGGTTGATTCACTTGACTTAGATGAGGTTCTTGAAAAAATTAAAAACAAAGGAATAGATAGTTTAACAAAAGACGAAAAAAAGTTCTTAGATAATTTTGATTATTGACTTTGTTTACATATTTTAGTAGTTCAGTATTCACATTTAAAAATTTACCACAACCATGAACAAAAGCAACAGTTTTCTAAACACCGAAGAGATAAGTTTCTACCTTAAAGACGTAAAAAAAATACCAACAACCAACAACAAAAGACTTAAAGAAATTATTCATAGTCTTAAACAAGAAAACATAACCGAAAAAGAAAAATCGGCGTTACAACATGAGTTGGTAAAAGGTAATCTTAGGTTTGTTATTAGTGTTGCTAAACAATATTCAAATCAGGGGTTAGATTTACCTGATTTAATTTCAGAAGGAAATATTGGTATGATTAGAGCATCTGAAGAATTTGACCCTCATAAAAAAGTCAGATTCATTTCTTATGCTGTGTGGTGGATTAGACAGGCAATAATGTCTTCTTTGAATGAAAATGCAAGAACAATAAGATTACCATCTAATATTATTCAAGAACATCAGAAAGCAAAAAGAATGGTAGTTTCTGAAGATGATCCCGATTTTGTGGAAAAATATAACAAACAGGCTTCACAATATGTTCCAAAAACCGTAAGTTTAAGTAATCCTATTAATGAAGAAGGTGATCAATTGATTGATATTGTCGTTAATAAGGACTCTCTGAATCCTGAGAGTTATTTGGAAAATGAACAAGAAAGAAAAAAACAAGTGAAGAACGCTCTATCAATTCTAAACGATAAAGAAAGAACGATAATTGAAAAATACTTTGGATTAAATGGGGTACAATGTAATTTAGAAGACTTGGGTGAAGAGTTTGGATGTACCAAAGAAAGGATCAGACAGGTAAAAGAAAAGGCAATGAAAAAACTTAGAAACGAGAGTTTTACATTATTAAAATATTTATAATAGGAAAAAATATAATTATGAAAAAATTTTTAGAAAAACATTTTATCACTGTAGTTTTCGTCATATTACTTTTTACCTTTTTTAGAGGTTGTGGTGATAGTAGAGAAATGTCTGCATTGAAAAAAGAAATGGTAGAATTAAAGGAGTTCACCAAAGAAAGAACTTATACTAAAGAACAATTAGATCTAAGATTAAAAATCGAAGGATTAAAGAGTGAACATAGAATGATACAGGCAACTGACAGAAAAATGTTTGACTTAAACAGACAAACTCAAATTGAAAAAGAGTTAGAGCTATTACAAAGTGAACTTTTAAAGTAGATGGGTAAATGGTTGAAGAATAACTTTAGGTTATTAATTTATATTTCGTTTTTAGTTCCGATCATAACGGTAGCGATAGTTTCTATATCTCACGTTACTGTATGGTATGGTATATCTAATCCAATGTCATGGGCATTATATCTATCAATAGGGATAGAGATTGCCGCATTATCCGCATTGGCCGCCATCTCGGCTCAAATGGGATCTAAAGTTTATGTACCCTTTGGTATTGTTACCTTAATACAGTTTATTGGTAATATTTTCTTCGCATTTGAATTCATTAAAATAGGTAATGAACAGTTTCTCTCTTGGGTAGAGTTAACAGGACCAATATTGGAATACATTGGTATAGAACAAGGGGACTTACAATCACATAGAAGATTCTTAGCGATATTTGCGGGTGGTATGTTACCACTAATTTCATTATCATTCCTACACATGTTAGTAAAATTTAATGAGGAGAATAATGTTGATGCAACTAAAGAGGAGAACGGAGAAGACACTAAAAAAGTAATTGAAGAAGAAACAAAAATAAAACCCACTAATGAAGAATTAGATAAGTTAGAACACTTATTAAACAAATTCAAACCAGAGGAAAGAGTCGAACCACCAACACCCGACTTACCTGATGAAGCGAGAGGTTTTGAACCACCTTCAAAAGTAGAAGATGTCTTTGATGAAAAACCACCTGAGTGGTTTACTGAACAACCTCCAATAAGTGATGAGGAATTGGAACAATGGGCTAAGGAATCTGAAGACGAGTGGGACGAAGATCATGCATTAGATATGGTAATGAATGATATGGTTCAAGATTTAACAGAGGAGGACCTTAAAGAAATTGAGGTTAACGAACCTGAAGAAGTGAAAGAAGAACCTACCCCTAATAAAGTCTCCAATAGATATGAACAAAGAAGTGATTATTTAACTAAAAGTACTGATTGGGATTCAAAAGAAAAGGAAGGTATATTACCAGATACAATAGAAACTGCGGAGTTAGATTTACAGACAGGAGAAATTTCGACACCCACACCAAAGAAAGAGGTTAGTGTTGATATAGATGAAAATCAATTTACCCCAAAGAATGATTTTGATGTCGATGTGGAGATAAAACCATCACCCACACCAACCCCCACTACTTCACCATTTCCAAACTTCGTTGTTGGAAAAATACAAGACGAATTGCAGGATCAAACAGAACCTGAAAAAAAAAATTAGAAGAAGTACTACCTACAGGAACCCAAATTCCAACATTGACTTCGGTACCTTTTAATACTCCCACACCTTACCCCACAAGTACGGTAATTCCAACTAGTACACCACAACCTACACCTTACCCCACAAGTACGGTAATTCCAACTAGTACACCACAACCTACACCTTACCCCACAAGTAGTCCTACACCAAACCCTACTAATACTCCAACTCCCACACCCACGGTAAGTGGTACACCCACACCAACTCCAACCAATACACCTACACCATCACCCACAGTATTTGTGGACGACCTTTATATGGAACCTAAAGTTATACCACAAGAACCATATATGATGGTAGGGTCAAAAGTAATCACTAGAAATGTTGGAAATTCGAGACGTAGAAACAATAGATAAAAAAAAATTAAACCACATTGGTAGAAAATATAAAAAGAAACAAATTCTTTTATATGATACTAAACGTAGGATTGATGACTTTGTCGGTAAATTAAAATATAGACAAGATGGTAATTATGAGGATATTCCTCATTTTATTGTTTCTAAGATGGGGGACATATACCAAGTTTTGGACATGGATTATTCTTCAGTTACGTTTGGTAATCATGAATTAGACAAAAAACAAGTTAAAATTGCGGTTGAAAATTTGGGGTGGTTACAAAAGAACACTATAACGGGTTATTATAGTAATTGGATAGGTGACCCCCATAGAAGTGACCCATTTATTAGAAGTTGGAGAGATAAATTTTATTGGGATCGTTATACTGACCAACAAATGGAAAGTATTGTTAATTTATGTGAATATATCTGTGAAGAGAAACAAATACATAAAAGAGTGGTTCCCAGTCACGGTTACATAGAAAAGATAGATAAATTTAAAGGAATTGTATGTAAATCCAATTTTTCAAATATTTATACAGATATAAACCCTTCGTTTAATTTTAAAAAATTCTTAGACGATGAAATATAAAACACATATGAACTACGATAATACTAAAAAAATGTTGAATACTCTAAGGAATCTGACAGAGTCAACACTTGAAAAAGGGACAATTTCAGAGCAAGAGGAGAAAAAAGAATTAAAAGACAATGTAATCGTCGTCAATGGTGTTGAAGTGAGACTCATTTCTTCAACTGATGAGGATTTGGATGTTAACGAGGTACAAAAGAAGACCATAGGGGACGTGATTAGTAATTTCGGTACACAGGTATCGGATTTAGGTGATCTTCGACCAGGCGTTACAATACAATCTAATCAAGTAAGATTAGATGGTAATTTACCTGACGTTGGTTTAGATTTTGTAATAATTGCAGGTGAAAATAAAGGTACATACCTTAATACCGCTATGTTAAAAGTGAATTATGACCTATTAGAGTCAATTCAAAAACTTTTAAAGTTTGAAGATGTATTCGCAGATGCAATGAATGACCTAATATCTCAAAGAAGAATAGATTAATATGGCTCTTACAACCACAGATAAAAATCAAATACAGACTATTGCTAAGAAAGAGATAAAGGACTTTCTTAATGGTACTCAAGCACATAAAATCGTGGTTGATATGGTTAAAAAAGAGATGGGGGCAAGAGACATTAATAAAAAGGTGGTGGAATTATCTACTAAAGTTGTTGTTGAGTTGTTTAAACAATTATGGCAACGTAAGTCTTTTTGGGAAGGACCTTTGAAAAACATTAACACTAAGTAATGAAAAAAGAAACCAAGGAAGCAACAATGGCGGGTGGTTCTTCAGGATCATTTGAGGCACCTATGAATTTTATTAGTAAGAGAGAAATATATAAAATCCATAATAGTAAGAAATACAACGAGGAAGAACCTAAAGAAGAGGAATTTACTGAAGCAATGACTTCAGCTACGTCATCGGCGGGACAATACGACGCACCGTTTGGTAGTGGGGGTAAAGATCCACTTAAAATAGGTGGACCTAAGACGATTGTACAACGTATGAAACATATGAGAAAAACTAATTTCCCAATGTATGGTGGAAAGGGTGGTTCATATGTTAAAGTGAAGGAAAAATGTAAAAAATTTCCATACTGTGAGGAGGGAGACATTAATGCTTTAGAATTCTATGAAAATGATGAATTAAATGAGGCAGTGAAGAACGTTTCAAAAAAATACGGATTACCTTATAAAGAGGTGGAGAAATTAGTAATAAATGAGATAAAGGATATATTTATAGAATATGAAAGTTTCAGAACTAAATAAAATTATTGAAGAAACGATCTCACAAGAGATAAAGGACACCATTCTGAAAGAAGGAAGTGGTGATAAGACCGCATACTGTATTAAGTGTGAGGGTGAATACGTTGAGGTTTGTGACACAAAAGAGGAGGCGGACCAAAAATGTGAAGAATATAATAAAAATAACCCCGACAAAGATTTTGTTGTGGAAATAGAAACCTACGAATCAAAACAAGATTTATTAGATAAATTAGATCAGTTAGGTGAAGAATTAGACTCAAAAGACATGAAAAAAGACCATTCAATAGAAGAATTAGAACAAGATCAAAATGAATCAGCATTTGTTTTGGCGGCAGATGCGGCTAAAGATGCTGGTAAGGATGAATTTGAATTCCCTGAAGGAAGTGGAAAGATGCATCCCGTAACAATTAAAACAGATATTGACGAGAAAGAAGAATGTCAAGAGTGTGGAGATAAAATGTACGAAGATGAGGAAGGAACTGTTGAACCACTTTATGAAGGTCAGTGTGAGGAATGTGGGAAACCTTTATGTGAGTGTGGAAGTATGGAAGAATCAGAAGATAAAGATTCACTCCCAACTATGAATGAAATATCTAAATGTGTTAAAGAAGGAATGACATATGAAGATATTTGTGAAAAATATTCAAAATGTGATAAGGAAAAATTAAAAGAAATGTATGAATCTTGTGGTAAACAACACGAAGGTAAAGAACCTAAAGTACTTAGATTATCGGAATCACAATTAATAGATATGATCAGTAAATTAGTTAATGAAGCAGTAACACCGGGTTTAAAGGCGGTTAAAGATTCCCATAAATTAAGTAATAAAGAAACAAAAGAACATATGGCTAACGTAGATAAGAAATTAAAGAAGGCATTATCGATTGAAGGTAATGACAATCCTGAATTTCCAAATGCATCAGGGAAAGGTGAAATAGACCCTAAAAAAGTAGTACATAATACCGAAGAAGAGAATGAAGAGGTAGATATGGAAAGAGGGGAACATGTGTTAGATTTAGATTATGATCACGAACCTAGTGACGAGTTTAAAGATAGAGTTAAAAAGGCGTTAGAAGGTGACTCTACTATGGGTAATGCAGACGGTGGAAACACAATTCCTACTGAAACAGGTAAAAATTTGGCTAAGACAGCCGAGAAAAGAAAAGAAAGGTATGAAAATCAACCTATGTATAAGAAAGATATACAACCTGTTAAAGTTGTTAAAGAAGAGAAAGAAGAATTAACCGAATCAAAAGAAAAAACAAACGTTTTAGAGGAAGAAATTCAAAGATTGAAGGATCTTTCAAATTATAACGAAAAGACTCAATAATATTGTTGTCTTTGTTTTCTTTTATTCGTATATTTTTAATGAAAATATGGAAAATAAAGACACATATCTTAAATCAATACTCAAGGATCAAGACTACGGATACCAGACGGAAGTGTGGTATCGTGCTTACAGTATCACAACAGAAAAAATAGAACTATTCTACGACTTAGTGGATTCACTCTATAGAATAGTGGATCAAACCTACTTAGGTCCTGACGCTATCATTACAGAAGATGAACAAAGAAAACATTTTACATGGTGTTGGGATAAAGTCATTAATAATCTATCTAAAGAAAAGATAAATTTTAATAGTAGGGGAATACACTATGAATATTTTTGGGATTTCTTTTTAGAATCATTTTATTATTTAAAAATGGATGAGGAAGAAATTAAAATTAAGGAATATCTCTATAGACTCTTCAATTACAACCACAAAAAGACAAGATCTGAACTAGCGGTTCTAACAGAAATTTATAAATTACTAGAAAATAACTTGAACTAGTAAAATAAATTCCGTATATTACTATCAGAAACGGTAATAAAGTATGGAAACGTTAGGAAAAATTAAGGACCTTGTAGAGAAAATGTCGGTTGACACTCACAAGGTATACGACAAAGGTAACAGATCTGCATCAATCAGAGCACGAAAATACGCTCAAGAAGTAAAGAGTCTTATTGCATCATTCAGAAAAGAAATATTAGACGAAATAAAGAGACATGATAAATAATATAGAATTATACATTTTGGTCTTATCGATAGTTTTCGTTCTAAGATTTATAGTTGAGTTTATAGTAAAATTATTTATAACATCTGCAGAACCATTATCAACAAATAAATATGAGAAAGTAACTCTATACTTCGCAATCTCATATATAATAACATATATAATAACATAAAATAAGTGTACGAAATAATAAAACCTTTAAGACCTTATTTCTTTTCTCTAAGAGAGATTAAGGGAAATGTTAGTTTAGATTTAAAACTTCCATCAAAATGGAAATACGAAGAAATTGTTTCTGTTTATAAGACCTTAAAAATAAAGGTCCAAGACAAAAACGATAAAGATGTTTTAGTCTCTTTTATATGTGAATCATCTCAAGATGGATACAACACGGCACTACAATGTGCAAATGAAGTGGTTGAAAAAAACATTGAAGATGAAAAGAAGAGAGAGTTGTTCGATAAGAAAGTTAGAGAAATGAGAGCATTGTTTGAGGAAAGTAAGTTAGATGATCTCGAAAATTTAAAATTTGAAAGTAATGTCCAAGAATACGACACGCAAAGAATTAGATTGGTTGGAGAAGGAGATTCAAAAGGATCAGTTGGAAGTGGAGACACACAAGAAAAAAATGATTCAACAACTGATGAAGACGAAGAAGGAGGATCTATTCAAAGTCCCTGAAAGTAAAAAAACAAATAAATTTAAAGACCTACTAACCAAAGTAGGTAAAATATTAGGTATATAATGTCAAAAGAAAAAAAAGGTGACATATTAAATCAATTAGCCATTATTTCAGATCTAATAGAAAAAGTCGCATTTGATTTTAATGGGGGTACGGTATTTTATGAATTAACTGAGGAAGAATACGATAAAATATTAGAATACATTAAAACTAAATTTGATGGTAATGAGGTTGAGGAAACTGATTCTAATACATTTTCCATTTTAATAGGGGACATCTCCTTTATGTTTAGTAAGAATAGTGTCTAAATAGATCGGTACGTTTGTAACCTTTCTTTTCAAGTAAGTTGTATAGGGTTTTTCTTTGTGTGGTAGTAATATCTTTCACAAAAATGAAATTACCCTTTTTTTTATGTTTTAATAAATCTTCCCTAAGTAAATCAAATAATCTGTCAGAGTCGTATAAGTTCTTATTACCGAACATCCTAACGTTATCTTCTATTTGAAGAAACAATTTAGTATTAAGAGTGAATATTTGTGCAATCTCGTCGACCTCAACCAATAAATCTAATAGTTGGTGATATCTAATGTGTCCCTTATTATCATGATCGTATATTTTCTCTTCCTGCCAATAAGGAACTATTTCCTTCATTCTGAAACCCTTCATATCAACACCCGCTTCGTACAATCTACCGAACTCATCTCTTTTGACAACTGTTTTTTTCTTTGCCCATCTATTATCGGGATATATTAGTGCGAGTTCGTAATCTAACTTTTGGTTGCGTTTACCACCGTACTCTTTTGTATACCTCGGTTTCTTTTCGGTTTTTAACTCATACCACATATCACGTATTGCGGGAAGACTAATAGTTTGGTAAAAGAGTTTCTTTCTTTTTTTATTACAGAAGAGTATTATTTTATATTTCTTCTTCTTTTTCATACTCAAAATAACAGAGATAGGATTTTGTAAAGTCCGTACACGGATAAACCTAAAACTATGAATAGGGATATTTTAATACTTTTTTCTACTTTGATTACTTCTTGAAGTAGTTCTTCCCTTTCTTGTTTTTTCTTACACTTTGAGCAAGATTCCTTTTTTTTCTTCATAATAATAATATATGTAATTTATAACTATTTATCAATATGAAACTTTTGGAAATAGTCGAGGGTGATAAAATAAAGTGTGAGAGCTGCGGATGGAGTTGGAAAATATCCGAAGGTGGTGACGACTTATACATTTGTCATAAATGTGGTAACGACACGAATGCCGATACCATAAATGAATCACTAAAAGACCTTAAGTTCAGTGAATCAATAAGTGATAAACATCAAAAAGAAATAGATTATAATAGGGAAAGTGGTTTGTTTAAGGACTTTGACATTTCTAAATATAAGAAAATGTATCCTCCGAGTAATGACTCTAAGATTGCAAAAGAAGAATTGAAAACATTATCATCACTACCCGAACAAAAGGACTTCGTTGAAAAATATGATCGAATATTCAAATCATTTAAAAAATATGCGGAACAACGGGACCATAAAATACCTAAAACCCAAATTAAAGAGGTTATTAAAAGTGCGGCGGGTATAATTTATGAATTAAAGTATCATTTTAACAGACCAAGACCACAACAAATAGCGGAACATAATGATATGAAGATAGGTGGTATGGATTTAGAAAGTGCAAAATCACCATCATACCCATCTGGTCATTCAACTCAATCTAAAATAGTTGGAGAAATATTAGTTGAAGTCACTAAAGACGTGGGGTATCGTAATATTGCCGAAAAAATATCCATAAGTAGAAATGTGGGTCGCGTACATTTTCCTAGCGATTCTAAGTTAGGTGAGAAGTTGGGTGAAGATTTATTTGAATTCCTAAAAAACAAGAGATAACGAGGTTGACTTACTCATTCTTTTTCTGTATATTTTATATAAGTAAACGAAACATCGAAATTACATGATAAGTTATATTGGAGGTAAAGCCAGAATAGGGAAATGGATAGTTCCGTTCATTCCTAATGACATCGAGACATACGTTGAACCTTTCTCAGGGATGTTTTGGGTGTTCTTCAATATGGACCTTAAAAAATATCCTAATCTTAAGACAGTAGTGTATAATGACTTCAATGGGTTGAACGCAAACCTAATGAAGTGTTCTTTAGACTATGATAGAATGCATGAAGAATTAAATAAGTATATCGAATATGTGCAGGTAGTCGGTGAAGAAAATACACCTCCCGAATGTAGAGAATTCTTCAATAGATGTCAAGAAGAGGTCTTTCATCCTGACTACGAAATAGGGGAGTATCCAAATTACGAGGCAGCAGTAAAATATGTTTACGTATTAACACAAATATTTTCAGGATCCAAACCTGAAACCTCAAACTACACAGATTATAAAGGTAAGTATCGTTGTAAAGTCTTGATATTTATGGATAAGTTGAAGAATGGTAAGTTTAGAGAACACTTCGACAAAATAACGTTCGTGGAAAATATGGATTTTCAAGATGTAATAGAGAAATATGATTCTCCCACCTCTTACTTCTATACTGACCCACCTTATTGGAAAACTGAAAACTATTATTCGAATCACGATTTTGATAGGTCAGACCATGAGAGATTAGCGGACTGTTTAAAAAATTCGGAAGGGAGATACAGTTTATCGTATTATGACTTTCCATTATTACAGACGTGGTTTCCTTACACGGATTACAAATGGGAAAAGAAGGGTTTTAAAAAATCCGCAGCAGCGAAGAAAGACGGTACACAAAATACAGGTATTGAAATTCTGATAATGAACTACGGACAACCATCATACAAGGAGGGAGAACAACTAAGTATGTTTGAACTTGTGGATGATGAAAAGGACAAAACAAAAAAAATATTAGTCCCTAAACTGTAGTTTATAGTTTATTATATAAAGTATGGGTAGTTATTGGTATTTAGTAAAAGTACTGCCAGGTAAAGAGAGACAACTTAAAGATAAATTCAATTCGGATATTGAGTTGGGTAACATCAGAGGAATAAAAGAATTTGTTTGTCCATTAGAGAAAGAACTTAAAATGGTCAAAACAAAGAAAGTCGTAAGAGAAAAAGTAATATACACAGGTTACTTATATTTTAATACGGATGAACTTCTAACAGAAGACGATCTAACTAACTTGTCCTACTTACCTGACACCATGAAAGTTTTGGGGGACAAAAGACCGATAAGAGTCAGAGATAGGGAAATTCAAAGGGTTCTAAAAAATGGTCAAGAAGGTCAGGAAATCGTAAGTAGTATACAATACAACATAGGTGAAACAATTAAGGTTATTGACGGACCGTTTAACACCTTCGATGGTGAAATCAGATCTATAAATGGTGATAAGGTTGATGTAGATGTTAAGGTTTTTGGTAGACCTACCAAAGTTACGTTATCAAAAGAACAGATAGATAAATTATGATAGACGCTGAGGTGTTATTATATATTGCGAAACTAACAAAGTATTTGGATACCAATAAAAATGCGAGAGAACATTTTGTTGGTGATTTAGACGTGGAAATTTTCTTAGAAAATGTCACTATGATTGCAATGGGGAACTTCGAAAAAAAGAACGACCCCACATTATCAATGGATCAATTTGAACAAATAAGAAAGTCCATGAGGTCGTCGGAGTTAAAGAAGGGCATTATGGAAGAAATAAATGAAATTTCTAATAGAGACGATAGTTATTATGAACCTACAATCTTTATAGATGAAAGAGGTCTTGAAACAATTAAAACTAAATGAATATACCTAAATATTATCCAATATTTGAATCAACATATAGTGAGGAGATTGCCAGTGAACAAATCTTCATACTAAAATACGAAAAATTACCTTCAGTAAAGTCATATAGGGTACCCTTCAGCGAAAGAGTTTTGGAACTCATAACTAAGGACGGGTTTTCAATACTGAGTAAATTAAGTAGTGAGTACCAGACAAGTATAAGGACCCTAATTGGGAGAACATCTGAAGAGACTCTATATCATTTTGATGATAAGGAATTACTAATTAAAACTAAAAGAGGTAAAGGGAATAAAAATATTACTCTAACTTTTTATTATTCTCACGACAATGGTAGTATTGAGTCTCAGTACAATTTAGACAAATTAAAAAGACATATTACGAAAAAAAAGAAAGGTAATATATCTTTAATAAAGTCTCATAGCGGTGGATTTTTAGATTTGGAAGAGTATGAATTGAAAATACCTAAAACGGATTTAAAACTTAATTATGGTAAAGATTTTAAGAAAATCCACGATACTATAGTTAAGAGGTTAAATAGGGATAATGATAAGGGTATTGTTCTTTTACATGGTGAACCTGGTACGGGTAAAACGACCTATATAAAATATTTATCCTCATTAATAAAAGAAAAACAAATCATATTTGTTCCACCTATGATGGCGGAATCACTAACAGACCCAACGATTATACCATTCTTAATGGAATATAAAAATAGTATTCTAATAATTGAAGATGCTGAGAAAGTTTTAGGTACTCGAGAGAATTCAAACAATATGTCACAGAGTACATCTAACCTACTTAACTTAACCGATGGTATCTTGGGGGATTGTTTAAATATACAAATTGTGGCGACTTTCAACACGAAAAGAGATAACATTGATGATGCATTTATGAGAAAAGGAAGGTTAATTGCCGAACATAAGTTTACTAAATTATCAATAGAGGAGAGTAATAAATTATTGGAATCACTTTCTAAAGACGTTATAACAGAAGAAGAAATGGCATTATCCGATATATACAATATAGATGTTGATATCTATAAAACAATTAAACAAAAAGGTAAAATAGGTTTTTAATTATGAAAAATACAACAGGACAAGAAATTTTGTCACTACAAAAAGAAGGTAAGAAAGTTTTAGTGGATTTATGGGCACCATGGTGTGGACCATGTAAGTCACTAATCCCTAGATTAGAAAATATGGACGAAAAATACGAAAATGTAGAATTCGTAAAAGTTAATGTGGATGAAGATAGATCATACGCTCAAGGATTGGGTATAAGAAGTGTACCTACGGTAATTATCTTTGATGGAGACATTGAAGTCGGTAGATTAACGGGTGCTCAGGCAGACACAAACTATACAGACATTTTAGATAAATTGTAATGACAACAATATGTGTTTTTACAATGAGGGGATGTTCATATTGTGATGAATTTAAAGAAATATTAAAAAAAGAAAACTTAAGTTATCAAGAGTATGATGTTGACGACAATCAATATCTATGGGATCAAGTTGTAAATCAGATTGGTGAAGAAAACCTACCCACAGTGTTTATAAGGAATGAAAAAGATAGTTTAGGGGTACTTCTAATGCCAGATATAAATGTGGAAAGTCAAGAAGAGATGTTAGAAAAAATCAAAGAAAATATATAAAATCAAGGGGGGGACAAAAAAGTCTCCCCTTTTTGTTTCCAAGATCCATTTGTCAGGTATTTATAATAAAGTAAACTTTTAGATGGCATTACAACAAATATATTGGGAACAAATTGCGACCGAGGATATAACCTCAGGACAAACGGTAAATTTAGGTAACCCGACAGCGTCTTTGAAGAATGTTTATGCGGATAACTTCTTTATAAACGGTACACAAAGTTTAAATGATTTAATTGGTGGAGGAATAACCGAAGGGATTGACCCTTTAAATCAATTTAGTGCTTCGGTTTTAACGTCTTTAGAATTTACAGGTTCAAATATGACCGTTAAAGGTGATTTGAATGTCTTAGGAACATATACCTCTATTAAATCGGAAACGGTCACCTTAGATGATAATATCATTGAATTAAATGGTACTGACAAGGCGTTTGGTGGTTTATTAATAAAAGACCCCACAAACCCTAATTTAGTTTCAGGATCATTGTTGTGGGATACAACAACTGATAGATGGGTTGGAGGACCTTTAGGGTTAGAAGAAAATATAGTAATAGAGAGTGAATTAACAACTCTTTCATCTTCAATATCATCTTCTATAAACGAATTATCACAATCAGTATCCTCATCATTTGATCAGGTTAATACGGATTTAACAGATTTATCGTCTTCAGTGTCGTCATCGATTAATGATTTATCACAATCAGTGTCGTCGTCGTTTGACCAAGTCAATACAGATTTAACAGATTTATCCTCATCATTATCATCATCAATAAATGAATTATCTTCATCTGTCGACTCTACGTTTACTCTACATGACGGTAGGTTAGTTGACTTAGAGTTATTTAGTTCTTCATTAGATGCAACATTTGCAACGGACCAACAATTAACGGATTTATCACAATCAATCACCTCATCAATAGGTGATCTATCGTCTTCATTAGATGGTAGGGTTGTGAATTTGGAGGACTTTAGTTCTTCATTAGACGCCACATTCGCGACAGACCAACAATTAACAGACTTATCGTCTTCATTATCAGGATCAATAAGTGAATTGTCCTCATCATTATCATCATCAATAAATGATTTATCACAGTCAGTATCCTCATCTTTTGATCAGGTTAATAATGACCTAACTGATTTATCATCGTCATTATCATCTTCGATAAACGAATTATCACAATCGGTTGATTCCACATTCACATTACATGATGGTAGGTTAGTCGAATTAGAAACGACAGGGTCTGATCATGAAACAAGGATTGATGGTTTAGAATTATTTAGTACTTCTTTAGATAACACTTATGCGACAGACCAAGAATTAGAAGACATTTCCGCATCTTTAAGTGATGCTATTGGTAATGCACAAACAGATATCGAAGCAAGTAATATATTCCAACAAACAGGTTCATATTATGGTACATCTGAAAATTTACAAATATCGGGTAGTGGTTTAGATTCACCCGATGGTTCTATAACAGGAAAATATGGTGTAATTGTGTCAAAATCATTACATGCAGAAAATATTAACGTGGGTCAACCCACTTCAAATGATTGGGGGACCATGAATGGTTCATATTTTAATAATTTTAATGAAAACACAGACGTTTCGGAGATTATTAGGTTTATGGCGGGGTTATTATCCTCTTCAGCACCTGATGCCTCTCCAAACACCAAATATTATAACGGATATACTAAAAACACATTTAATACATCAACAGATTCGGGTATTGGTGGATATCTTCCTTCAGGAACAACAAATACAACACTAATTGACCTTATTGATAGTGGATTTGCTAGTATTGGTGGAACAATCTTAGGGTCATTCGGTACTTTTTATACAAATAGTAATTATAGACACTCATTTACAAGTAGATACGGTGGTTCAACAACTGTTAGATCATCAAATGATGGTAATTTATTTGGTTTAGGTAGATTAAGTAGCGGAACACCCACAACGTTTAAAGTTTCAGGATCTTTTACGTTTAAAAAATTCGACCATAACAGAGTTTTATTGGAAGAATCAAGTTCTAATCATTTAATAATACAATCTGGTGCGGGAACAACTAATGGAGTTACTCTTGGTAAGATTGAATCGGCAAATCCTGAATTAATTCCCGCAGGGTATCAAGACGGTAAATATAGTGGAGTCTTTAGTCCAACAATTTTAAATGCTGGTAATACTATAGACGATATTGGGTATTACCATATATCAAGTTCGATATCTATAGCAAGTGGGTCAAGTGATTTTACCACACCAATAGAGAGTAATACTGAGATACTATATGGACCAATGCCGACAATTGAAAGTGGTATAGGGTCAACTAATTTAGGTGTTTCGGCAAATATTGATTCTATGGAACAATTAACCGCAACATCAAGATCTTTAAGTGGGGCACCATACTTACAAACGGCAACGTTTAACGCGAGTGGGTCCATTGGGGGTACATTTAATAAGTTGTACCAAAACGGTACACACGGTTCAATGTCAGGTAATAGTGGTCAAAGAACTGCAAGTGTCTCTAACGGTAGAATATCAACAAGTAATGTGTTTTATGATGAAACATTTACAGATTTAAGGTCGAGTGGTACAATTCCACACATTAATGATAAAATAAAACTTAATTCAGGTTTGAGTTGGAGTGCGGGTAATTCGTATGGTACCTCAGCTAACCAGTCGGTTTCAATAAGTGGAGCCGGATTCGGTGGAAGTAGGTCTGATTCTGAAAGTAGGTCCGTACACATAGCGGGAACGTTTGGACAACCGGCATCAAGTGGTAGTTTACATTATTATGGTAGATCACAAACATACGATGGTTCATCTAACACTTCTGAAAATTTTACGGGTGAGGGTAGAAGATTAGAACTGAATGATAATTTACTTTCATTTGGTGGAACTTCTTGGGATAACACCTATAATGAATATGGTATTTTGGGTCCTAAAGATTTACAAGTAAGACCTAACCGTTTAGTTAAACCAGGTGGTAACAATGGATATTGGTTAACTAACCCAAGTAATAGTAGTGATTATAAGTATTATGTTAGAAAATTTTCCACATCAGGAACAAAAACAAGTATGAGTATTAATGTAGGTGGAACGTCTTTAGTTTCATGGGACTCAACAAATAATAACTCAGCATCTGTGGTAATACTATTTGAATCTTCTACAACTAATGTTTATGCAAACGCAAGATTTTATGACCCAACTAAAACATTAGAAAATTTTGTTGGATCAATAAGTTCTAACACAGATGGTACTAACCCATTTGGTTTAGATATAGATTTGTACGGTAATACAGGTGGATCGGGTTCAGGGGGTTCATATTCTTTACCTATGAGAAATTCAGACGGTATGTTCCTGAATTCAACCTATAATGAAATTATGGTATTGGTTAGATACAAAGGGGACCCAACACCCATAACAAGTTTAAGTGTAAGTTTTAGTTAAGAGACATGGCATACGATAAGAATATAAAATCATCAAGGTTCCTCCAAAGTAAGAGGTATACACACAACAACCTACTAGATTCACAAGAATCATTCACTTCTGTATTGGATTTAAATAGTAGTGAAATTTATGTTGACCAAAGTCTCATACCTTCTTCAAACTTACCATTTAATGGTAGTTCAGATCACTTATCTGTCTATACCGATAGTGATACAAGTTTAGATGTATTAAAATATTGGTACAGACATAAATTAACTAAATCTGATTTAAATAGGGAGGTTTGGTTTTTCTTAGATCCCGTCGGTTCAAATGACGGTATAGGGGCACAGTTGATTAGTAATGATCAAGAAGTAAATTTCATTTCACCAAAATATGCCATATCAGGTTTGGCAAACTCAACAGTTGAGGATTCCACACCAGGTTATTTAATTAAACTTTTTGTTTCAACTAATTCTTCCTCCCCATCAAATAGTGATTTAAGACAACCATCTACCTATTCTTTTGATTACAAAACAGGTGTAGTACAATTTATAAGTGGTACCCCTTCAAGTAATCAATATGTATACATGAGTGTTTACCAATATGTTGGTAGAACATTAAGTGACCAATTAGGTGGAGGTGGTGCTAGTGCTATACAAGATATATTTAAACCTACAGGTTCATTTTATGCCACTACGAATGACATACAGATAAGTGGATCTTTAGATTTAACAGGAGACTTTACTGTACATGGAACTGTAACCTCATCATTATCTGAGACGGTTATCGTTAATGATAATATTATAGAGTTAAACGGTAACGAATCTAATTTTGGTGGATTAAGTATTAAAGACACAGTAAATCCTAATACCGTATCAGGTTCTTTATTATGGGATGCTACGAATGATCAGTGGATTGCGGGTCAAGAGGGAAGTGAATTACCAATTGCAAGACAAGACGATTTAGTATGGGGTAATTCAGGTTCATATTGGTCATCAACAAGTGATCTACAAGTAACTGGCTCGGTCATAATAAAAGGAGACTTAAAGGTTGAAGGACAAACAACATTACAATCGCAAGACATAACTCAAGATTCATTAATTGTGTCGGGTGCGATGAGTATATTAAAAAATCAAATAGAGAATCAAATAAGGTCCGCATCACTAAACATTGAAAACTTAGGATCGATAGGAGATATTAATAATAATTCTGTCATGGACCTTGGTGGTTTCTAATATTCAAGATATTTATAATAATAAATCAAATAAAGACAAAATTTAAAAAAGAAGATGGCTCAAATTATTAAACACAGAAGAGGTTCGATAGACAGTGTAAAGGCAACAACCACAAGAAATGGTGAAGTCTTGATAGCGTCAGGATCGATCTCAGATTTAGCTGGACCTTTCGTATTTGTTGGGTCACCCGTTTCTAGTGACGAAGGAGTCGCCGGAGCGTTCAAACCAACATCAAAAATATATTCAGGAACCAATGCACCCACAATAGGTGTTGGTACTTACGGATCAATTTTAGACGGAACTCCATTTTACGCGTCAGGAGACGAATCATTATACATATTAAATAATGATGGAGTTGGTAATGACAGGGTAGATTTAACAGGTAACATAGAGGGTAATTTAATTTCTAATGTAACAATAACATCACTTACAGGTTCTAACGCTAACCTAACAAATGTAACTGGTGGTACGGTAACCGTAACAGGAAATCAAACTATCGGTGGAACTTTAGGAGTTACGGGAGCAACAAACCTAGGAGATAGTTTAGGGGTTGCTTTAACTGCGACTGTAGGAAAATTAGTTTCGGAAGGAGAAATTACGGGTTCAAATCTTAGACTTACGGGAGATGCGGACATTGCAGGAAATATAAACTTAGGTGGAAATATTAGTGTTGGTGATGCATCAACAGACTTTGTTTCATTTGGTGCGGATATATCATCTTCATTCATACCAGATGTAAATGACGCATTTGATTTAGGTTCTACAACTAAGGCATGGAGAGAATTATACGTAAGTGGAACGGCACACATTCAAGACTTAAACCTTGAAGGTGGATTATCTGTAAATAGTTTGGCTCTACCAGGTGACTTAACGGTATCAGGAACTACAGACTTAAAAGGTAACGTTACTTTAGGTGATGCAAGTTCGGACACAATTACTGTAAATTCGGGAGACATTGAATTATCAAATATTCCTGACGGAGATACAGCAATCTTTATTGGTTTAGACGGAAATAACAAATTAGTACAAGACACATTAGACTCAAGGGTACAAGGAGAGACATTACTTGATAATAATGGTACACCATTAACTGCTAACAGAATACCTTTCGCAGTTGACGGAGACTCATTACAGGATGACGCTGATTTAACATACAACTCAACAACTAATGTTATTAGTGTGGGTAGTTCAACAATTGGTAACGATATATCTGCGGCAAGTTCATTAACTTCGGTAGGTACTACGGAACTAAAAGGTGCGGTCGGAATTAATTCAACACTAAACGTTACAGGTTCTGCACAATTAAAATCTAGTTTAGATGTTGATGGTGAATCTACATTAGCAAGTGCAATCGTAGAAGATTTAACATCAGGTAGAGTAGTATTAGCAGGTACGGGAGGAGCAATTGAAGATAGTTCAAAGTTAACATTTGACGGATCAACATTAGACGTAACTGGTGATGTTGAAGCATCAGGTGATTTAGGTGGTGCCACGGCAACCATCACAGGTAATTCTACTATAGGTGGAACACTTGGTGTAACAGGTAATACTGAAATTGATGGAACATTAACAGTTAATGATAATGTAACAATATCAGGTAACTTAGAAATATTAGGTACGGCTACCGAAGTGAATATACAATCACAAACAGTCGAAATCGATGACAATATTATTAAATTAAACGCATATTCACCATTTGAAAGATACGCAGGTTTTGAGGTTATGGATTCAGGATCTTCAGGTGTATCTGCATCTTTAGTATGGGATTCACAAGATGACCATTGGATGTTTGTTTCTTCATCAGGAAAATCAAGTAAATTACTTGGGACAACTGCGGGAGCTTACGGTTCGGAAAGTAGTTTAGGAATTGGTTCAATACCTGTAGCAACAGGTAAGAACACTATGGGTGATTCTTTACTTACTGATGATGGTAGTGTATTGGCATATAACACAAACAAATTTACAGTTGATAAAGACACTGGTTCTACTTTAATTGCGGGTAACGTAACACTTAGTGGTGGTGGTGGACTTGATTCGGGAAATACTACTTCAAAAATTGTATTTAGAAATTCAAGTAGTGAAATAGGTTATATAACGAGTACAGGAACAACTGATGTTTTAGACGGTATCTTAGGTTACAAATCAAGTGATGGATCTTTAGTATTTTCTACCGTTATTGATGGAGGAACTTACTAAAAACTAAATTAAATATTTATTACACAAAAATCCCTTGAGAAATCAGGGGATTTTCTTTATATATTGATATTAAGTAGTATTTATAATAAAGATCTATATAGATCATAATAAAAGTGATAGATATCACTATAAATACATTTAGAGAGATCCATATATATGGGACAGACAGTTAAACTGCGTAGAAGCGCTATATCCGGTAAGATTCCGATTAATTCACAACTACTACTTGGTGAATTATCCATGAATACAACCGACGGTAAGATTTTCTTATCAAAATCAGGTTCAAACGGACCTTCCGTCGAAGAAGTAATAATCACAAACACACAAAATTTTGGTAATATTGACTTAGTTGGCGATTTAACGGCAACTAATATCAGTTCATCCTTTATTGGTGATGGTGGTGGACTTTATAATATTCCTGCATCAGGAGTTACGGGTCTTAGTTTAGATCGAATAGCGAGTTCAACCTCCACAGCATCTATTGATGCGGATGGTTTACATATTAATACGGATACTACAGTAACAGGGTCTCTCACAGCAACAGAATTTACAGGTAGTGGTTTAGGTTTAACAGATGTGCCAATTAAAATCTCAGGATCAGACGCGGGATCGACTTCTATCGATTCTACGTTCACAAGAATTAAATTCGATGATTCAACAGGTATAAAAATAAGTGGTACCACAGGTGGTGATGCGGTTGTATTCCTTTCAGGGGTTGCCTCGGAATCGGACGGTGGAGAAGGTAAAACTGCAAAGTTAGAAGTTACAAGTGCAACAAGTACATGGACATTAAATCACAATTTAAACGAAAAACACCCCTCTATTGAGGTTTTTGACAGTAATGATGAGGTTATTATCCCACAGAAAATAGAGGCAACAAGTGTTAATCAAGTGGTTGTTAGTTTTGCATCACCTCAAACAGGTACTGTAACGGCAACTGTCGGTGGTGGATTACCATCAATTGACTCAGGATATGAGAATAGAGTTTTATCGGTAGATAATAATGGTATTGCAACTTGGAAAACAGGAATACTTAGTGGATCTATTGATTTTTCCACTTTAGTTGATACTGGTTCCTTTAACACATACACATCATCAAATGATAACACAAATAGTAATCAAAATGGTAGATTAGATAGTCTTGAGGAATTCACTTCAAGTATTGACGATACTTATGCTACGGATAATGATGTTACAACACTCAGAACCGATTTAAATACATACACATCATCAACCGATGGTAGATTAGATTCTTTAGAGACAACAAGTGGATCAAGTAATCTAAGGTTAGATTATATAGAGTCCGTCACTTCTTCACATCACGGCAGATTAAACAGTTTAGAGACAATAAGTGGGTCCCATGACGGTAGGTTAGATAGTATTGAATCTAAAACGGGGAGTTTCCTTGTTTCTAACGACCTTTCAACAATAGAAGGGAAGATTGGGTCTTTAGAAACAACTTCAGGTTCTCATGAGGGAAAACTAAGTAGTTTAGAAACAACAAGTGGTTCACATGATGGAAGATTAGATTCTTTAGAAACAACTTCAGGGTCCCACGATGGAAGATTAACCGATCTTGAAACTTTTGAGACTAAAGTTGATACAGGGTTGGAGTTTACAGGTTCAAACGTAACAATAAAGGGTAATTTATTAGTTAAAGGGACAGAAACAAGGGTAGATTCAACCACAGTAGACATTGACGATAACATTTTATCACTTAATGGTAGTGGTGCGGCAAATGCGGGTATAGAAGTAAGAGATACGGAGTCCCCAGGTGTTTTATCGGGTTCTTTAATATACGATACGGGTGAAAATACTTGGAAAGCGGGTACTAAAGGAAGTGAAGAAAGATTACTAATTAATAGTGATCTTACAACATTAGATGGTAGGTTAGATAGTTTAGAATCTACTAGTGGTTCCCACGAAGATAGAATTGATAGAATTGAAATATCAACGTCCTCACTAAATTCATTTACGAGTAGTATTAATACCACAATTAAGGGTAAATTAAATAACGATGGTGTAATAAGTGGTTCTATACAGATAGATCATGATGCGACCACAAATTACGTAGGTAATGAACACATTGACCACTCATCCATAACAATTGGTAGTGGTAAGGGTCTAACTGGTGGAGGTACTATCGATACAAATAGGAGTTTAACTCTCGATACTGGATCGGTACACTTCTTAAGTGGTGTAAAATCTAAATTAAATACTGAAACAGTTGTAAGTGGTTCCGCACAAATAGATATAACAGGAACTACAAATTATAATTTAGTTGATGGTAGATTAGATAGTATTGAATCTTTTACAAGTAGTATTGATTTAACATATGCCACGGATGATGATGTAACAGACTTAAGAAATGATTTAAATACATACACATCATCTAACGACGACACAAACAGTACACAGAATGGTAGATTAGATAGTATTGAATCGAGTACGGGTAGTTATCTAACATCATATAATGACGAATACACTACAGGGGCGACTTTTAGTACTTCAAATGGTGTTGTAACATTTACAAGAAATGATGGTGATCAATACACGGTCGATCTTGATGGTAGGTATTTAACTTCATTTACAGAAACAGACCCAATATTTACTGCACACGCAGTTTATGACATTACATCAACTCAAATAGGTAATTGGGACACCGCATATGGATGGGGTGATCATTCACAAGAAGGATATCTTACAACATACAATAATGAGTATACAACGGGGGCCACATTTAATGGATCCAACGGTATTATTACTTTCACAAGAAATGATGGAGATACTTACACCCTTAATATTAGTAGTACTTTAACTGACATAAATGTTACTGGTGGTACATATAATGACTCAACCCAAACACTAAGACTTAATAAATCAAATGGTACTTCTATTGATGTAACTGGATTTGCGGTGGACACCGTACTTCACACAACAGGAGCAACATTTAATTCAAGTAATGGTGTGGTTACCTTTACTAAGAATGGTGGGGATACGTACACCGTTGATCTTGATGGAAGATACTTAACCTCATTCACAGAAACGGATCCAATATTTACGGCACATGCGGTTTATGACATTACTTCTACCCAAATATCAAATTGGGATACCGCATACGGATGGGGTAACCATGCTAGTGCTGGTTATCTAACATCATATACAGATACGAACGAATTTGTAACGGGAGCAACTTTTAATGATGGAAATGGAATTGTTACATTCACAAGAAACAATGGTGGTGATACATTTACAGTTGATTTAGACGGTAGGTATTTGGAGTTTGAAACCAATGGTAATACTTCAGACGTTAATAATGTTACAAGAACAATATTCAGTGCTAATAATACTAATGGATCTACTTCAAATAGACCTGTTAATTGGTCAACTGTTTACACTTTAGGTGGTGGATATAACGCCTTACAGTTAGGAACCAATGAAGATTATTCTGAATCAGGATTATGGGTTAGACAATACAACGGTAACTCGGCATCTCCACAAGGATCTGGTTGGCAGAACTGGACTGAGGTTTGGACGACAAATCACTTCTCAGCAAATGATAGAAACAATTGGAATACGGCATATGGATGGGGAGACCATGGTACTGCGGGGTATTTGACTTCATTCACGGAGACTGACCCAGTATTCACATCCCATGCCGCTTACGATATTACATCAACTCAAATAAGTAATTGGGATACAGCATATGGATGGGGTGATCATGGAAGTGCCGGATACCTTACATCATATAACGATGAATATACAACAGGAGCTACTTTTAATGGTGGTAATGGTATTATTACTTTCACAAGAAATGATGGTGACACCTATACCGTAGACATCAGTTCAACACTTACCGATATAAATGTCACTGGTGGTACATATAACGATGCTAACCAAACATTAACACTTAATAAATCAAATGGAAGTAGTGTGGATGTAACTGGATTTGCGGTGGACACTGTACTTCATACAACAGGTGCGACATTTAACAGTAGTAATGGTGTAATAACATTTACTAAAAATGGTGGAGATACATATACTGTTGATATTGACGGTAGATTCTTGACAAGTTACACCGAAACACAAACATTAAATGACGTAACTACCTTAGGTGCGACAACGAGTAACGATCTACAAGTTGGTGGATTAACAATATCCGATACATTCCCTTATTTGGATTTTGTAGATACTAATAGTTTTACTGACACTGCCGATAGGTTTAGAGTTAGAGCGGGTGGAAATAATGGTATGATTCAATGGTCTGATTCTTCAGCAGGAACAGTAACCACTTTAATGACTTTCCTACCTGATGGTAAAATAACTATGGGTAATGGTATACAATTTACTGCCACTGGTGGTGTAGATATGGGAACCAATACCATAACTGATGGTAAGGTTGCCCAATGGAACACAGCATATGGATGGGGAGATCACTCACAAGCAGGATACTTAACAACATACAATAATGAGTACACCACAGGTGCAACATTCAATACAAGTAATGGTGTAATTACATTCACAAGAAACGATGGAGACCAATTTACTGTTGATATCGATGGGAGATATTTAACTTCATTTACAGAAACAGACACCTTAAGTAGTGTAACATCAAGAGGAAATTCAACAAACAATTCTATTAGTGTTGGTGATTTCCTAGCATCTCACCAATCAGCACAGAACGCAACGACTAAGGCGGAGATGTTAAGTATGGGGGTTGCTAAGTTTAGACCCCATTCTACGAATTCGGGTACTTTAGCAATAGCACAAGTGGATGCGGGTAACTCAGTTGGTTTACAATTTACAAATGGTGCGGGTACCGCTGATTGGGACATGTCATTACAACCATTTGGAGGTAATGTTGGTATTAATAAGGTTAATCCTTCAGGTGCACTTCATGTATATAGTGGTACTTCAGAAAGATTCTTAGTTAGTGGCGATGTACATGTACAAGGTTCAACTGATTTAAATATTAATGGTGCAAGTAGAAGATTATCATTTACAAGTGGTACAGGTACTATTAGAACCACAACCGCAAACGAACTATACTTACAAACAAACTCAACCACTGCAATTACCATAGATGCCAATCAAAACGTTGAAATTTCGGGTACTCTTTCTGCAAGTGGGTATAATAAAACAAATTGGGATACCGCATATGGATGGGGTGATCATTCACAAGCGGGATACGTAACCTCAAGTGGAAATACTATTATAGGTACGGACTCAGATATAAATACATCAGGTTCTTATGTTGTTGACCAATTAACAATGACTGATGGTGTAATAACAAGTCATTCTACAAGACAATTGTCAGAATTAAGGATTCCTGATACACGAGCGGCAGAAAAAACACCTAATGAATATACCGATCAACACCTTTCGTTAGATTTTACCGATGAATATGGTTCTTTAGGTTCATGGTATAGTGGAATAACTTTAAAAGGTTGGACAGGTACATATGCGGCTTGGCAATTAATATCGGAAGCGGATAGTGGTATTGGAGATACAAACCTATATTTTAGACAGGGTAATGGTACTACTTGGCAATCTATGAGAACCGTATGGACAAGTGCTAACTTTGCCAACAACTCATCTAATTGGAATACAGCGTATGGATGGGGAGATCACTCACAAGCGGGATACTTAACTTCAAGTTCAACTCAAAGTAAATACTTAAGAAGTGATACTGATGATACTACAACGGGAGCACTTACAATTGGTGAGGGTACTAACCAAGCAAGACTTATAATAAAGAAAGCGGATAACGACGTATCGGATCATATTGTATTTTATAATGGAACAACTCGTATTGGTGAGATTGGTGCACAAGATGATACATGGTTAAGAATTAATCAAAACACAAGTAAAAATATATACACACCAAGATACATAAGAGCCGACGCAGGTTTCTTTGTTGATGGTACAAGTAAAGGTATTAATGGGTCGGGTAATTTCATCGGTGGTACTATTGCAGGTGCAAGTGACGCGAACGTAACTAATTGGGATACCGCATATGAATGGGGAGATCATTCACAAGAGGGTTATTTAACCTCTTATAATGATGAGTATACCACAGGTGCAACATTTAATGGTGGTAATGGTATAATCACATTTACAAGAAATGATGGAGATCAGTACACTGTTGATATTAGTAGTACTTTAACTGATATAAATGTCACTGGTGGTACATATAATGACGCTAACCAAACATTAACACTTAATAAATCAAATGGAAGTAGTGTAGATGTTACGGGGTTCGCAGTCGATACGGTTTTACATACAACAGGTGCAACATTTAACAGTGGTAATGGTGTTGTAACTTTTACTAAGAATGGTGGAGACACATATACTGTTGATTTAGATGGTAGATATTTAACTTCAGAATCTAACAGTTTCTTGGGTGATGGTGGATCTGCAAATACTCACCCTGGCACAAATAAGGTAATATTTACAGGTCAAGTAAGTGCAGGTTCAGGAGCATTGGGGATGCCTACCGTAGATAATTCAAATGCATTCTTAAATATTAATAGACACTCAGGTGAATACAATAGTCAGTTAGGGTTTAGTTCTAACGGTAACATATATTATAGAAAGTTTAGTGCGGCGGCAATAAACTCAACTCAAGCATGGTTACAAGTTTATCATTCAGGTAATTTCACCAACAACTCAAGTAATTGGAATACAGCGTATGGATGGGGTGATCACAGTACTGCAGGATACATAACTTCTCAAGCGACAGACTTTGTGTCCAAATCAAGTGGTGGTCAGTTTGATGGTTTAATCACAATTAAAGAGGATACAAATACATCAACAACCGCCGGTAAGAGTTTATTAACGTTACATAACGAAAATTCTGATATATCACAACAACAGTCTTTTATTGATTTTAAGTTTACTGACACTAACGCAAATTACACACCACAAGTACGTATAGGTGCACAGGTTGGTCCAGATGCGGACGCAAACGCAATGTCTAAAGAAGGTGCGGGTTCGTTTGTGGTATATACTGCACCTGTTGGTAGTGATGAGTTAGGTAATAGTAGTGGTTTAGCGGAACAGTTCAGAGTTAGTTACAATGGAACGGTTACTGCACAAGGTCAGATAGTAGCGACAGGTGGTAACTCAGGTAATTGGAATACAGCGTATGGATGGGGAGATCATTCACAAGTGGGATATCTAACAAGTAGTTCAACACAATCAAAATATCTAAGAACTGATGTTGACGACACTATAGAAAGTGGAAGTATTATATCATTTAAAACCGCTGCTGGTACTACGAGAGGATTTTTACAATCGACAGACACAAATGACGAACATTTCATTATTGCCACATCGGGAGGTGAAGACATTGCATTTAAGGATGGTGGTGTAGCTGGTACTACTAACATGGTAATTAGAGGTGACGGTAACGTTGTTGTAACAGGTAGTGTAACCGCATCAGGAGGAAACTCAGGTAATTGGAATACAGCGTATGGATGGGGTGATCATTCACAAGAAGGTTATATAAAAAGTTTTGATAATGATATTGACTATATAAATTCAGCATCATTCGATACAGGTACGGGTGTTATCACAGGTACAGGTGTGGGTAATGCAGGGTTCACTGTCGATATTGATGGTAGGTATTTAAAAATATCAGATAAGGCCGCGGATTCAGATAAACTTGATGGTATTGATTCTTCAGAGTTTTTAAGAAGTAACACGGCGGACACTTTCACAGGTACTATAACAATGGGTACTCAAAAGGCGTTAGTGGCTAATAACTATGGACGAGGTGTTTATGGTATATATTCCTCAACAAGATACCAACACGTATGGTCTATGGGTACGAGTTATAATCTCTCAGATGACGGTACAAGTGCAGGTAATTTATACGGATTAGCGTTTACACACACAAATGTTGGTGGAGAATCTAAATCAGGTTTAGATCATCAAATGTTAATAATGAGGAATGGTACTACTGTATCTGCCATTGGGGCGGGTATATGGACAGATGGTACTATAACAACAACATCCCATGGTAATTCATCACAATGGAACACCGCATATGGATGGGGTAACCACGCAAGTGCTGGTTACGCATCTTCATCACACACACACTCGACGAGTGATATTACAAGTGGTACATTTGTAGCGGCGAGATTCTCGCAGAGTACGAGATACAACATAGGTCTTATCCTTGGATACAGTTCTCAAACAAGAGATAAAATAAGAGTTTGGGATTCAAGTGAGTATTCGATTGGTATGAAGAATGGGTATGATTACGGTCATATAGGATCAGGTGAATACGCAATGTCATTCCAAATGAGTAATACCGCCGGTAGAGGTTGGTGGTGGGGAGACACCTCACATACCGATGACCAAGGAGCCGCGTCAATCACCACCGAAGGTAAAATGGTTATTGCAAAATCACTATCAGTTGGTCAGGGTGAGACGATAACAAACCCAAGTGACACACCATTATATGTTGAAGGTACAACTGCAGGTGAAACAGTATTCGAGGTACAAGGTACAAGTGGTCAGTTATTCTCAATAACAGATAGTTTAATAGGGGACATATTTGAAGTATCCGACATATCGGGTATACCAATCTTAACTGTTAATTCTTCAGGTGTAGTAACTGTAGACGATACTTTACATGTAACGGGAGATGTTATTGCATACTACGCATCCGATAAGAGATTGAAAGACAATATTAAACCTATTGAAAACGCAATTGATAAAATAAAAATGATTGGTGGTTATGAGTTCGATTGGAATTCAAACTCAAAAAATAACAATGGTCATGATGTGGGTGTTATTGCACAAGAAATAGAAGAAGTATTACCTGAACTTGTTGGAACAAGAAGTGATGGTTATAAAGGTGTTAAGTACGAAAAACTAACAGCACTACTAATACAATCAAATAAAGAATTAATTGCGAGAGTAGAAGAACTCGAATCTAAACTAAAGAAATAGATGGGAATTCATAGAGGACCAAATATGGAAAAAGGTGGATTAGTATTCGGATATGATAGTGGACACGGTGTGTGCGACAATCACACGAGTAGTAGGTTTTACCAAGGTAAACCCACAACTAATACTTGGAATAAAAACTCACATAGTTACACCAGTGGGAATATAACCGCCACAAGAAATGCAACACCACCCGTACCACCACCACTTGAAGCTCAAGGGTTTGAAGTTTATAAGTTACAATCTAACGATGGTGGATTAAATCAAGGTATAATGGGAACCTCTAACGTAGTAAATGGTGTGGGTGGTAATTATGTCCATAGTGTTTACTGTTATTTAGAATCAGGAACAATCGTAACGGTGGGTCAACATTGGAATCCATGGGCGTATGGTGACACACAAAATCCACCTTTAGGTAGGTGGGTAAGGTTATCTCAAACAGTTACTAATGATGTTAATAATTACGGTAATGTTGCAAACGCATATAGAACCAACGGAGTTGCTTACTTTACGGCACCTCAATATGAATTAGGAAGTGTCGTAACCCCACATGTGGATGGTGACCGACCATCAACAGAGTCACTCATAGATCTAAAAAGAACAACAGATATTGATATGTCTAACCTATCGTTTGATTCAACAGGACAACCTACTTTTGATGGTACAAACGATTATCTTGTTACTTATGAGGACTTTCTAATAAAGGGAGATCAAACATGGGAAATTGTAGCTATGTCTACAGGAGCCCCCGACTCACCTGCGGGTATACTAACAAATCACCACTTTCAGTCTCCACAATCTAATTTTGGAATAAACTATGTAAGTGGAAGTAGGTTAGGTGCCTCTATTGGATATACAAATGGGTCAAGAGAATATGCGTCCAAAAACACATCTTACGTTATTCAAGAGAATGTACCATTTCATGCCGTATTAAAATACGACTCATCTAATAACACAATAGAGTGGTTTATAAATGGAGTATCAGATTCGACGTATAGTCTTTCATCAACTCCCAATTTTATACCTCAACCCATATGTTCAGGTAGATGGACACCAATATATAATGATTATTATTTTAATGGTGCGGTGTATGTTGGTAAAGTATATGGTAGAGCACTCACATCCGACGAGATAAAACAAAATTATAACAGCTATAAAAACAGATTTAACTTATAACGATATGTACGAAAACAGAAGATGGTTAGTAATACCAACAACATTAATAGATACAATTGATTTCAATCAAGTACTTGAGTCATCATCAGAATCATTAAGATTTTCTGTAGATGGTTCAAAAACTTTTATTAAATATGAGGTTAATGTGGTAACAGAAGAATATAATGAGGAATATCAAGACGCCGAAGACCCTACAATAATTTATACTAATACAATAGAAGTTGGAGTTTATGGTAGACCTTCAATTTATTCTGAAGAGTACCAAGAATATAACCACAAGGAAATCTTAGAATTATTAAGGTCTCCTGAGTGGAGCCCAAGTAATGATATTCAATAAAGATGGGTGTATCGTCAGGTCCTAAAATAAAGAGAGATGGGTTGGTAATTTCCTTAGACTCGGGAAGTTCAATACGAGGGTTCACACCTAACGGTACATATTCTGCGGATAACATTATTAAAAATTTAATTGATAAGAGTGAATACCCAAGTACCTTCTCTCCACACTTAACTGATGCACAATATTATACTTTATATGCCATAACTTACCCTGAAGGTAACTATAGTCCCGCAAATAGAGATGGTGTCACACCAGGTCATAACGTACAATTCGGAAGTATGACTTATGGTGCTAGTAGGTCACTTAACTATTATGTTCATGATGGAGTTGATTGGGTACCTGATTCCTATTTCACAGGAATGAGAATAAATGGTCATTGTTATGATTTATATTCATCTACGGATTATGTTAGTGAGTCAAATAAATTTTTAGATGATTATGAGATAATCAAATCAAATTTTCCTGATGCTACTCACGTAATAATTGCAAGTCATGCAAATGATAGATATGATGTTACGGGAATTAGAGAGACTTTGGTGGATTTGGGGGCACCTAAAGAAGTTTTAACATGGGCAAATGGAAGGAGAGAATTTGTTTTAGTTGGTAGACCTGGTTTAGGTGCAGGAAATGCATTCGGATGGGGTTATGAGAATGAATCGGGAGGTGCGGTTGCACATTTAAATAGTGTAATACCCTATGAAACCCCTACTGCGAATTTTACTTTTGATGGAACTAATGAGTTTATTGATTTCGGGAGTGATATAATGTTATCACCAAATAATAAAGGATGGACAGCCGAATATGTTTTTTATACTCATAGTGCGTCCACCTTACAACATTTTAACTCTGCGGAAGCGGACGATTTTAACGCTAATTGGTTAGCAATATACCAATCGAAATTAGCGGTTTGGGATCATGGGCAAGGGGTATGGAAATATGGTAACACGGTATTTAATAGTGATACTTGGTACCATGTTGCGTTCGTCCAAAAATCAGGAACTAGTATGCAGTACTATGTTAATGGTGAACCTGAGGGGGGTGACCACACGTCGTTTTCCTTTTCATCAAGTTTTAGTGCTTTGAAAACAAGATACGTTGGTAGATATGAATATAATGGTGGTTATTCAAGATATTTTAACGGTGAGATGCCGGTAATCAAACTGTACAAACAACCTTTAGATGATAACCAAATTAAAAGAAATTTTAATTCTTATAAAAGAAGATTTAATATATAATGAATATAGGATCAAAAATACATACAGACAACTTAGTATTATCGGTGGATGCTCAAAGTATAAGATCGACATTAAGGAATTTACAAACAAGTAACATTCTTACAGATCCGGGGTTTTGGCAAACAGGTACTGGAGGTTTTACGGGGTATGGTTCTAATGGAAGTTCCACCGAACAATTAAGGGCGGTAATTTCTGATGATCCTTGGGGTAGACAATCGGTTATTTGGAGAACAACACCCGATGCAACTTCAGGTGCTGATGGTGGTTGGAATAGTAGTTATTATAATGTTGATGTACAATACACTTACAGGTATTCTGTTTGGGTTAGACGACATACTTCAGGAACGGGAGGTACCTTTTACATGGGAATGAACCCAAACCCAATAAGAAATGATAACGGATCCTCTCAAGGTAATCCTTATTTTACATACCCATCAATTTCAAATTTAATACATAATCAATGGTATTTGGTGGTTGCTCACGTATTTTATGCGGGTTATAGTGGTGGTAGACATCCTAAATCGGGGTGGTATGAAAATGGGACTAAAATAAGTGATAAAAGTTATGGTAATTGTGGTGATCAAGACACCAGATGGAATGAAACAACCACATCGGCACAACACAGAACTTATCATTTTTATACAACAAACACGTCATCGGGGCTTGAATTTGCATATCCAAGAATCGACAAAATTGACGGTAATGAACCAACAATTGAACAATTATTATTTAGGGGGGAATCAAGTTTTAAAAGTTTAGGATCGGACAAACAATATATGACACCTAATAACTCGGGAGAGTTTTCAAGTATGAGAGATGGTTATAGACAATTAAACTATTTTGATATGGACGGTACTGATGATTATATTTCGGTGGATCCAATTACATATTCACCATCACAAAGTTGGACTGCGGAAGTGGTATTTAACCCTTGGGATGTTAATGATGGTAGTTGGTCTGGTATATTCGGAGGAGACTTAGGTAATGGTGGATATTGGATGTTTCATAGTAATCAATTGACATACTATGAAGGTTACAATGGTAGTTCCCAAATAAAATACACTGGTTGGACTAAGGCGTCGGTTTTCCCTCAAGGTAGATTCTATCATCTAACCATTGTTTATGAATCTACAGGATCTAATCAAGGAACATTTACATTATATAAGAATGGTAATGAAAAAACAACAACGTTTGGTTGGACGTTCACTCATGGAGAAAGTCTAGGTTTACATTCTTTAGGAAGAGGAGCAACTAATAGACCAGGTACTAATGATATTTTATCATTTAGATTATGGAGTAAAAATTTAAGTTCAGATCAAGTTCAAGAGAACTATGATGCACAAAAAAATAAAATTAATATGGGTACTTATCCGGTTTAAAAAAGTAAAGTGATATGGGAATAATACCAGCAACAGGGTCAGAAGTAAGTATGGGTAGAATATCTAGAGCATTAGGTACTTCTACATCATATCCACCCCCATCACAAATTAAACTTAACGGTACTTTAGGTATTAATAGAAGTAATGCTATTACAAACATATCATCTATCATATCAGGGTCTTCAACTGAAGAGTCGGGTGATTTCGGGGGGTTAGATACACCGAACAACTATTAACCTTTAAAAACTAAGTTATTTTATTTATATTAAGTTATATATATAAAAATGAAACTTAGATTCAAAAACAAACTTTCAAAATACGAAACACTCTATATAAAATGGGAGGGTGTACAATACGATCGTAAAATCCTAAGGAGATTCGTTAGACGATTCAGGTGGATTAAGTTCCTATCAATATTCAGTACTACATATAAAAAAGAGTTGGAATTTATGATCAATATTGTAGATCACTATGGTAGGGTTAAAATATTTAACCTACTAAGTAATGATGAAACAACCTCAAGATTATCTCACATTGAAAGATTATCAAGGAATGGGTCAATAGAAATACTAACCTCAGGAACATACAACACAGACACATATAAACAAATAAGTAACCTACCAAAGAGTGATTTTGATTTGGTAACCAAGAGAGTACAGGAACTCATAAAAATAGGACAATCTGTTTATGTTCAAAATGATGGATTGGGAGAAAACTTACCGGGAGATTGAAATCAAAGAATAACACATCAATATGGATAAATCAACCTAAAAGAATATCTATTGTCGTTCCGACAAGGGATATGGTTCATAGTGGTTTTGCATTCTCATTAACTCAACTAATAAAAACTTCTGAAAATGCGGGAATTGAAACATTCCTATTCTTTAACTCAGGATCTGTATTATTAAATCAGAGAGAGAAATTAGTTAAATCGTCTATGGAGGTTGAATCCGACTACACGTTATGGTTAGATAGTGACATGACCTTCCCATCGACCACATTATTAAGACTATTATCACATGATAAAGAGATAGTGGGATGTAACTACAAAAAAAGATCTAACCCACAGACACCTGTTGCATATAGAGAAATTGGTAATTGGGATAGTTGGGTTTCTTTAGACGAAAAGAAGGATCTTGTCAAAGTTGAGGGTGTTGGTATGGGTTGTATATTAATAAAGACAGATTTATTCAAAGAAATTAATAAACCTTACTTTGAATTCACTTATAATAAGGAAACCGATGATTGGTTAGGTGAAGATTTTAACTTATTTACTAAGTTTAGAAATATTGGTAAAAATATATACATAGATACCAATTTGAGTAGAGAAATAGGTCACTTAGGAATTTACAAATTTGGTTCATCAAACCAATAGATTAGATATTTATAGTTATGGGAATATTCAGAGGTGCACACACAAATAGTGTTCAGGCTAATTTAATTTTAGATGCGGCGTCACAAAGATCATATCCGGGTAGTGGTACTACTTGGTACGATTTGAGTGGTAATGGTCACAATGCGGATATTATCGGTTCCCCAACTCATGGGGAATTAGGTGGTGCTAAATGTTTCATATTAGATGCGGTGGGAAAACGATTTAACGCCAATACCGATAATAATAGAACTACAAATGATCTAACATTGGAAGCATGGATATATCCTCAAGACGAAGTAAGTTCAGGAGATAGAGGTGCAGTAATTCAGGGGTATTGTTATTTAAGTTGGAATAAGTCAAATAGAAGATTAAGTAATTATTGGTATTCGGCAAGTCCAAGTGGATATCATGAACCAACAACACAAATGGATCGAAACAGGTGGCATCACTTAATGTCGGTATGGGATTCCTCAACGGGAAAACTTTATCAGTACATAAATGGTGTTTTAGAAAATACCGTAACAACATCCACAACTACGGGGACATACTATTCTGACCTTAATATTGGTTGGGAGGGTGACAGTAGACAATTTTCAGGTGGAATATCAGTGATTAAGGTTTATAATAACACTGTAAGTGGTGACCAAGTTTTACAAAACTATAATGCACAAAAATCGAGATTTGGATTATGAAAATAATAGAAGAAGGTATAAATAAAGATGGTGTACGGTGTTGGTTTGTCTTGGAAGATGCAAACTTAGTCGGTGTATACGAAACATTAGAAGAGGCAGAACAGAATTTATAATGGGAATACACTTAGGACCAAACATACCTAAAGAAGGTTTAATTTTTTCAGTAGATCCTGCGAGTACAAAATCGTGGGATGGTCTTAATTATAGAAATACCGCACATTCAGATGATAGTACGACCATTACAGGAACAATTACACACGTAACCGATGGTGGTGGGACATTTACCTTTGGTGCAAATGGTAGTTATTTTAATTATGGGACAACAAGTCCCCTACGAAATCTATACGATGTCTCATTAGTTGGTTGGGTTAAACAGGGAAGTACTGGTGCCCCACACCAAACCGTGATAGGAACTTCAAGTAGTTATTTATACGGTCTTAAATTAATGAGTAGGTATCACGGAGCGGCCGCGGCTTGGATGGGTGATGGTGGTGGTGCATCTCATTTACTAAGTTCCAATGTAGATATAACAGGTGATGGAGAATATCATTTATTGGTTTGTACACGAAATGGTGGTACAGGTGACATCAAAATTTATGTTGACGGTGTTTTAAAAAATACTGTTGGATTTACAAACACAAATGGAAATTTTAGAGGAGGGGTTAATGATAGTGGTAACACATTACTTGGTGCTGATTATCACTCCGCAGGTTATTATCACACGGGTAATATAGGTCAGGTATATGGGTACAATATTACATTGTCTGATGATGAAATTTTACAAATATATAATAACGGTAAAGAAAGGTACGGATTATGAAAATAGGTGGTGGTCTAAATAATGAAAATTTGGTTTTTGGTTATGATTCCCAAGGTTTCTCCTTTGGTGGTGAACCAACAACTAATTTAGTACCCTCACCTCAACATAATAGTAATTTCACCATTCAAAATGGTTGGAGTACCTACAACACCAATCAATATAATAGTAATACCTACTTCTCAATAGGTACAATTCAATCGGTAGCTAATAATATAGTAATTTTAGGTACGGTTGGACGGACTATCAGAAGTTTTGATGTTCTGAAACCACAAACAAGTGGTGGTGGGGTAACCGCAGGTACTAATTACGTTATTAAAAAAATAAACAATACTGATTCATTCACTTTACATGAATATAATTCATCTCAAAACGGTTCTCAAGGATATATAAACCCTGACACGGGATTTTTTAAAGTTCATGATGCATATGTAAATGACACAAGAATATCAATAAATGCAACTAACTTCCCAACGATGTGGTGGGGAGGACCACACCTTCCAAATTCGGGATTAATTAAGGAGATAGTACCAAACGAAGGAATAAGACACGGTACTAATGCAATGAGATTACATGCGTATAGACCCGATGGTGTAGTTGATGGTATGGCTTATGGTGTTAATACACCTGTAACTCAAGGTGATGTGGTCACTGTAAGTGTATGGTTAAAATTAGCGGACGGAAGAGGTGAAGGTAAATCTTTGGGGTACTCGACGTATTTTGGTTCGGGGTTTTCAGGTAGTTCAACTTCATTTGGACCACTTACAACACAATGGAAGAAATATGAATTTAGTTGGACGGCATCAAACACCTATTCCTTTATATCATATTGGTGGCCAAACACACCAACCCAACCATACTCAATTGATATGTGTGATTTTATGGTTGAGATTAATAAAGATGAGGCAACAAAATTCACTCAAGGTACACGATCAAACACTGAATCATTAATTGATATTAAGGGTAACCAAACATTAGACACAACAAATATTTCTTGGACATCTGATGGTTATCCCGAATTTAATGGTAGTTCTAATTATATTGACATAGATAGTGTTACTTTAGGTAATGGTAGTTGGGCTATAGAGGTTATTGTAAACGCACATAGTTCCAGTTATTCAATATTATCTAATAATTCGGGAGGTCCCGTTACAAACGCATTTGGGATATATGGTAATAAGATGCATTATAGAAATTATGATGGATCATGGAAAAACCACAACAGTAATATTACGGTAAACTATAATGAATATTATCATTTAGTATGGGTGAATAGGGGTTATAACTCTTCAATGGACCTTTACATAAACGGTGTTAAAGACAGTACCTCAGGATTTAATAGTTATACAACAAATGGTGGTCCTGTGAATAGTATAGGTAAAAGTTGGAACGCTTATTTCGATGGTACCATACCTGTATTTAGAAGATACAATAATGAATTGTCAGATAATGAGGTATATCAAAATTATATCTCATTTAAAACACCATTTGGTTTAGATTAGACTTGTTTTTTTAGTATATTTTCTTTATATTAATACCTATGGAGAACATAGGTTTCGGAATTATGTGCTTCGGTGATGATAAATACTTCAAAGGAGCAAAGGATATTATAGACAACCTCACTAAGATGGGGTTTCCTTGTTATGTACTTACCGATAATGAAAACCACTTTTTAGAGAAGTATTGGGGGAGGATAACCATAGTTCCTTATAAGAGAACATACAAATCATATTATGATAAGGTTCTTTTAGTAAAAGAAATTCATAGAGTTCACGACGTATGTATTTTATTAGATGCCGACTTATACGTCAAAGATTACAATTTATTTGAGAGATTCAGAAATTACAACTTCAAAGACGGTGTTTCATATATAGATACCTTATGGAATCATAGTGCAAAATTTAAAACTGTAGGTGATATCCCAATGCAGGGAGATGAATGGTTAGAGTATAAAAATTATGCTAAATCGTTATATCCTAATATAGATAACTTAGAAACACTTTGGGAATATTTTATTGTATTCAATAAAAGTGGTTTTAAAACTAATGATTTTTTTAAATCATATGAGAAATTACAAATAGTAAAAGAATATTGTGATTTAAGGTACAATAAAGATGTTTCGGGTGCTGGTGAAGGGGTATCCGTGTCCATTGCATGTAAATTGAATCAAATACCCATACAAAAAGATTTAAAATTGGTTTCATTAACAAGTAATGTATTAAAACCCATCACAAGACATACTCCAAGTAGAGAAATACCTCATCACTTAAAATGATAACTAACCAAAATTACATAGAGTCCAATATAACTACAGATAATGGTGAAAAACTACCTTTTCTGTGGACACATGGTGCAACTAACAGTCATTTGGGTGATGGGATTGTTGTTTACTCCATGATACAACACATGAGATATAAAAATTGTGTTTGTATTGGAACGGGGGGTGGTTACATTCCGAGAATAATGACACAAGCAAGAATCGATCTACATAAACAAGGAATTTTTGAAGGTAACCCCACGTATAGTTGGGGTGATATTGGAACAACATATGTTGTTGATCCTTGTAATGGTGTTGGTGGTGATAGTAATATATGTGATATGGAAGGTTTTTATCAGAAGACCTTCTTCCCAAGATTCATAAAGGAGACATCAGAAAAAGCGTATTATGATTTTTTTGTTAGAGAAGATATCATGATTGATTTACTTTTTATTGATGGTGACCATTCGTACGAAGGTGTGAAGAAAGATTTTGATCTGTACTCAAAAAGGTTAAACCCCAACGGTTTAATAATGGTGCACGATAGTGATTCTTCATATTCCGAAACTTTAATTATATCTGAAGATTCTAAAAAAGATTTCTTCCCCTTCGATGGTCCTTCCAAGTTAGTAGAAGAGTTAAAAAATAACGATGAGTGGGTAGTAATGGACTTATTTAATTTCGGAAACATAAAAGATAAACCTTCCTCAACAGGAATAACAATAATTAAGAGAAAATGATAAGATTATTATGTGTTTTGGGTCATGGACATGAGTTATTACCCCATTTTATTGAACATTACAGTAAACATGTAGATGAATTACAATTTGTCATATATGAATCTGAAGCATCATCAAGAATACTAAGTAGGTCAAAACCAATAATTGAAAAATACGATAATTGTAAAATAGTAAAGGTGGTAAGAGATCGTGTTTTCGATTGGGAAAAAGTAACCATTCTCTATAATATGATTAAATCAAAGAAAAAGAATGATTGGTGGGTTATTGCAGATATAGATGAATTCCACGTATATCCTTACAGTAACTTACGTGATATGATTAAAGAATGTGATGAAAATTTATGGTCGGTAGTTAGAGGTGGTTTTATAGATAGGGTCGGACCTAAAGGTGAGTTCCCTAAATTAGAAAGTTCGACACCCATATTTGAACAATTCCCATACGCAGGTTTTTTTAGGTATCCTATGAGTAATGCATGTCCCAACAAGATATGTGTGGTAAAAGGTAATATTGAAATAACTAATGGTCAACATTATGCGAATATAGATGGTCATACCACTTGGAGGTGGCAAGGATGGACACATCCAATGATTGCCCCATATAAAGAACATTCCGTACAAGTACACCATTTTAAATGGGATGAAACCTGTAAGAGTCGTATTAAAAAAGTGGTAGATGTTAACGAACCGTACGCATATTCTAAAGAATATTTAAAACTTTATGATGAATTGAGAAAAACGAACTTCATAGTTAATCTTAAAAATAAAGACTACCTATTTTTAAAGTCAAGTAAACCAATCTACAGTTCATATAAACATTGGGATAAATTAATAAGAAAAATAATAAGTATATAATCATGGCAAAAAAACAAATAAAAACAAATATATCTTTTGAAGAAGAAAGATTAATCTTAGAAGAAAGAAAAGTTAAATCGTTAGAAAAAATTGCAAATACTTTGGATGCACTAACAATATGGTTTGAAGAAATAGACAAATCGGGTTGGGATGAAAGAATCCAATATTATATGCACGAATGGCATAAACACACTATACAAGATAATGACGAAGACGAAGAAGAAGAATAAGATAGCGGTCATAGTCCCATACCGAGATAGGTATAGACAATTATTAAAATTTAAAGAAAAGATTGGTGAGTACTTGAGTGAAAACGGTATTGATTATGTTTTAATAGTGGTAGAACAGGATGATGCTAAATTATTTAATAGAGGTAAATTATTAAATATAGGATATAAAGAGGCAGTAAAATCAAATTGCAATTATGTGGTTTTTCATGACATAGATATGATACCATTGAAAGTCGATTATTCATATTCGGATGTACCAATACACTTAGCCACTGATTTCTTATCTGAAGATAAAACCTTTAAGAGGGAGTTATATGATCAATATTTTGGGGGTGTTACCATATTTCCAATAGAGTCGTTTGAAATTATCAATGGTTACTCTAATGAATATTGGGGATGGGGTTTTGAAGATGACGATCTCTTCAAAAGATGTGTTGACAAGGGTATTCCGTATGATTTAAAATATGTAAATACACAAGGAGGTCCAAACTCGGCAATTAAATTTAATGGTATGAACGCTTATTCTGAGGGATATGTAGATATCGATACAAGTGAAGATGATTTAACTATTATGGTTACAATCGACCCTGATGGAATTGTGTGTGATACTGATCAATCGTACGATAGATATACCGCACTCTCTATTCCTAAATTAGATTTAACCATTAGTTACGATTCTTTTAGAAGATATAAGGTTTTAATGAAAGATAATAATGATTGGTGTTATGTTGACAGTAAAATTGAAACCAACAGAAAAACAACTTTAGTTGTAACACTTAGTGTGGAAAGAAAGATCCTAACTATGTACCAAGATTCCAAAGAGGTTGGGTCTATGAAATTTTCAAAGACTATACCTAAATGCATCAAAAAAGAGTTGTTTGTCGGATCAACTAATAAAGAAAAAGATTTATTTAAAGGTATTATATCACAGGTTGCGATTTATAATAAAATATTGAAATCGAAAGAAATAGAAGAAATATCAACCAACGAAAAGTACTCATTAACAATGGATTTTGGCAAGTATGGATCTTCTCATGCTTTACGTCACTATTTCGATATGAAGTACATAAGTGAATATAGGGTCATGGATTTAGTCGATAGGGAAAATTACTTACAATTAGAAAAATGTGAACTAGTACATTATACTTATGATATTGAACATATAATAAAGGTACCATTTAGGAGAACATCTTATTTTGAGATGTTACCTCATGAGACCACCGGATATAAAAACGGTGTGTGGTCAGATATTAATATACGTTATAATCAACTTAGGTTTCATAACGAAATGGAAAAAGGGTTTAGAGACCCTAATAAAGACGGTCTTTCTAATTTAGATTTTAAAATATGGAACAGGACCTCAAAAAATAATCAAATACATATAAATGTTGGGATATGAGTCATAAATTAGGAATATGCATACCATATAGAAACAGGGAATCACACTTGAATGAGTTATTACCTAAATTAGATAAACATCTAAATAAACAGGGTATAGAGTACTGTGTTTATGTTGGGCATCAAGTAGATGATAAACTATTCAATAGAGGTGCAATGAAGAATATTGCTGCTGTTAAAGCAATGGAAGACGGTTGTGATTATGTTGCATTTCATGATGTTGATATGTTACCTCATGATGAGACATGTGACTATTCATATCCCTATGATACTCCGACACATATTGCAACAAAATTATCAAAATACTCATGGTCTATGGGTTATGAACAATATTTTGGAGGTGTCGTACTTTTCAATAAAGAACATTTAGTACAAACAAATGGGTATTCTAACAACTATTGGGATTGGGGACAAGAGGATGATGATTTATTTTGGAGATGTTTCTATGAAGGACATTCTGATAGAAAAATATATGAAACTATTGAAGATAAAGAAGTACATCTATTTAATGGTGAAACATCATCATTAACTTTTAAATCACATAGAGGTTTAACCACACCTTTGTTTAGAGATCACACCATCTCTATATTAGTTTCACCTGAACAACAACCTGAAGTTGTACCAATATGGTTAGTGGGTGATGAAGAAAGAAAATTTATAGAATATCCCATACTAAGAAAAGACGGAAGTTGGACTTGGGGGATATCGTTTAACAATTCAAGAGCATTATCGATACTGAATCACGATAAGATAAACAATCCGTTATATCACTGGTCAAAGGCGGTAGAGAATAAATGGACATGGTTCACCGTTTCATATAAACACGATGAACAAAAGTTGTACATATTTTCAAATAATAAATTAGTTTCTAATAATGGAGATGTTCTTAAATCTAAACCCATTGATCTACCAGATAAAATAAGATCTCACTCATTGATGGGTGATTTTAATATTGGTAGATGTAATCACCAAAATACCAATTTTAAGGGTAAGGTTGCAGAATTAAAAATATACGATAGATTCTTCGACACATTTGAAGAGTGTAAATTAAATAATGAAAATATCATATACGACATGAACAATGATGAAGATAGTATAAAAAATGATGTGGAATTACAGAAAGAGACTATCGAAATTGATGAAAGTATCTTACCATATAGACGAGAAGGTAAATTTTATTGTTTACCACATTTAGATGAAGGTTTAGTGAATGGAAGGTGGGCTAAAGGTGAAACTACCGCAAGAAATGAAAAAAGATTTGTCACTGAAATGCAACAAGGTAAGTTAGATTATAAAACTGATGGTATTAATAGTTTAAAATATGAACTAGTTGAAACTATCCAACATACAGAAAAATGTAAAATCTTTAATGTTAAGTTATGAGTGAGTTACTATCCAACATAAAGAAACAACTAGACCAAAAGGGTAGAGGTTTTTGTGCTGCAAAGTGGACACAAGTAACTATACATTTAGGTACGGGGTTAACACATTCATGTCACCACCCCAACCCACATAAAATTGGTTTAGCCGAATTAAGAAATAACCCATCGGCACTACACAACACACAACACAAAAAGAGGGCTCGTAAACAAATGTTGGAAGGTGAAAGACCTAGTGAGTGTGATTATTGTTGGAAGATCGAGGACAACTCAAACTCATTCTCAGACAGGGTATTTAAATCTTCAGAGTCATGGTCAGCACCATACATAGAAGAAATTAAAGAATACGGATGGAGAGGTAATTATAATCCAAAATATGTTGAGGTTTCTTTCTCAAACGTATGTAATTTTAAATGTGCGTATTGTGGACCACAATTCTCATCGAAATGGGTGAATGAGATAAATAAAAATGGTGCTTATAAATTATCGTATGATTATAATGATACGGAACATTTAAAAAAGAAAAATGAAATGCCAATTCATCATAATGATTTTAATCCATATGTTGAGGCGTTTTGGAAATGGTTCCCTGATTTGTATCCTGACCTACACACATTTAGGGTGACGGGAGGTGAACCACTACTATCATCAGACACTTTTAAGTTATTGGAATATATACAAAATAACCACGAAGTAAATCCTAACCTATCGTTAGCCATAAACACAAATTTAGGTGTGAGTGATGATATCATTGATAGGTTCATCAATATCATAGAAGATTTAACAGAAAACAATAAAGTAAAGGAGTTTATTGTTTTTACATCAATCGAAGCAACCAAGTCACAAGCAGAATATCTGAGGTATGGGTTAGATACTAGTAAATTTTGGACTAATGTTGAGAAAATACTTAGTAAGTTACCAAAAGTGACTATTAATATAATGTCAACATACAACGCATTATCTGTATTCACATATGATGATTTAATTGATAGAGTATTTGATCTGAAAAGAAAATACCAAAATAATGAAAGGTATTGGGTGTCTGCAATACAATTAGACACATCATACATACGACACCCTAAACACCTGTCAGTTAAAATTTTAGAGGATAATCATAAAGAATTGATTTTACAATCAGCTAAAAAAATGTTATATTATGGTATGAAGGAATTCACTCATGATAATTATGGGTTTTCTACCGTAGAAATACAAAAATTAAAACGAACATATGATTACGCAATTAGTACGGACGACTTCGACGTTGAAACCAACAGGAAGGATTTCGTTAAATTCGTTGATCAGTACGATAAAAGACGAAAATTAAATTTTTTGGACACATTTCCACAACTAAAAGAGTTCTATGTTAAAAATCAATAAAGGGGAACCTTGGATATTTTGGCCTAATAGTATTTGTGAAACATTTCCTGAAGATGCGGGAAACAAAATACTATCCAATAAATTAAATTACACCTTAGAAGTTGATTTTGTATTAACAGATGAGAGTGATTTGGAGAAAACTCTATTTGCATTAGTACCAAGGTATATGGGTTTAAATATTAACCCTACTAATATCTCATTTACAATCACTTTTCAAGATGATGTAGAATATTATACCTTAGAACATATGGTGGTCCCTAATCAACTAACTAATATTAAATTAAATCACATTTATAAAGATAGGTTTGAATTGTTTTTAAATGGTGAAGTAATATTAAATGTTGATTTGAGTGAAAGGGAATTAGGTTTAGACCACTCACCTCACATAATTTTTGGTGCGGGTAACTTCCCTAAGAATAAAACGAATACAAATTATACTGAATTTGAGTTTCATAAGTTTAAACTAATAACAGATGGTAAATTAATATCTGAACATACGTTTGAGGAATTTATACATAACAAATCAGTAGATATTTCAGGGAATTGTAATTTCCTACATAAAATTTAAAATTATAATATAAAATAATGAGTATAGATGCAAGAAAACCCGGTGAAACATTTCTCGAATATCGAGATCGGGTAATTAACAAAATTTCACCTTCATTTTGTGGGGCTAAATGGTATAATGCAACGATATGGTTAGGTAACGGGGCAACAACAAGTTGTCATCACCCACCGTCACATAAGATACCACTAACAGATCTTGAAAAATCGTATAAAGCAATCCATAATACCACATATAAGAAGGCGGTACGTAAACAAATGTTGGAGGGTGTACGTCCAAAAGAATGTGATTACTGTTGGAGAATAGAAGATTTGGGGAAAGATATGATTTCTGATAGAACACATAAATCAGTCATTTACACTGATAAAGAATTGGTTGATGCCAAGGAAAAGTTAGGTGCAAGTGAAGATGTGGATCTAAGGACTTTAGAAATTTCGTTTGATCCTGTATGTAACTTTGCTTGTTCATATTGTAACTCATCGTTTTCCACAACATGGCAAAAAGACATCAATAAGAATGGTCCCTACCAAAATCTGGTAAGTGATGGTGCGGGTGCATTTCAACATAATGGTGACCATGCAATGCCTTATGGAAAATTAAATTTAAAAAACCCCTATGTCGACGCATTTTGGAAATGGTGGGAGGGTGAATTACAACACTCATTACGAGAGTTAAGGGTAACAGGTGGTGAACCATCAATGTCCCGTAATTTTTGGAAATTAATGAAGTGGTGGGAAACAAACCAAAACTCAGAAATTGATTTTGCAATAAACTCTAACTTGGGTATAAGTGATAAAATAATGGACGCACTTATTAAGTATAGTCACAATGTTAAATCATTTCACATTTATACAAGTTGTGAAGCGTATGGAACTCATGCGGAATATATTAGAGACGGATTAGATTGGAGGAAGTGGTTAAAAAATGTAGATAGAATATTAGATGAGGGAAATATTAAATCACTTAATATGATGTTAACAATAAACTCATTATGTCTTTTTAGTTTACCTGAGTTTATGGATGAAATGATGAAAATTAAAAGAAGACATAAATCCTCATCACCTGTATGTTCTTTTAACATTCTAAGATTCCCGTCATTTCAATCAATTGTGACATTACCAATGCAAATGAGATTAGAAAGGGCGGATGCACTCGAAAAATGGATCGAGGACAATTACACTGATGGTTCTAACTATTTTATGGATTGGGAGCGTGATGGTATGGTCCGTTTAATCAACTATCTAAGAAATACTGAGGAAGGTCATGACCATACATCATCTATAGAGACTAGAGAACGGGATTTTAAATCATTTTACAAACAATATGATAAACGTAGAGGTAAAAATTTCTTAGAAACGTTCCCTATGTTAAAAAAGTGGTGGGATTTGATACCTGACACAAATATCAAGGAGTTGGAGACAACATTAAATGGTGATGATACTAAACATAATAAATATGTTAATGAAGTACTCACCATTGCTAAGGAAGAAGGTTGGGTTTTAGAACCTCAGTGGGCTAATCCTGGTGCACAAGATTATGTTGAATCCCCTGAGGAGATAAACATACTTGACTACATTAAAAAATTATAAGATTTATATTTATAATAAAAACTCTAAGAATGGTTGAGGGGAAAAAAGTATTATTAGCAAGTGGGTGTAGTTTCACATTTGAAGATTGGAATTGGCCGGGACATTTGGCACAAAAATTAAATTTAAATGTGATGAACAAAGGAATGGCATCACAAGGTAATGGACTAATTTCTCGTAAGGTTATTTCAGGATTAGATGAGTTACTTAAAACATATAAGAAAGAAGAAATATTAGTTGGTATAATGTGGTCGGGAGTTAATAGACATGAGTATTATACTGAAGACACAGAAGATGTCAAAACATGGGGATTTTTTAGTAAAGATGATAATACTATAAAAAATCCAACCGATGTTATTGATGGTAAGTTTAATTGGAGAATATTAAACATTAATTGGGAAAGTAAAGAAGTTAAATCATACTATGAAGTCTTTCATAATGAAATATCATCCATGGTCTTTACTATCGAACACATATTAAGAATTCAGTGGTACTTAGACAGTTTGGGTATTGATTATTTTATGTCAACTTATATGGATATATTTAAATGGGGACACTTAAAATATCACCCTGAAATAGTACCTCTTTTCTCTAAGGTAAATCTAGATAAATTTCTACCTATTGACGGTTGTATGGAATGGGTTCAAAATAACTATGATGAGTTAGGGATGCCAATGTCATTTGACAAGGATGGTAATCGAGGTGTACACCCAACATCCTATGGTCATGAAAAATTTGCTGAAGAGGTAATTATACCTCATTTGAGTTCGAATAACATAAAAACTAAAAATTCGGATAACATAAAAACTAAACGAAAATTAATTTAATTTATGGTAATAAATGAATTAGTTTATATCCACGGTTATGATCACCAACCCGAATTAAGTTTTTTAAAATTCCCCAACCAAACGAAAACAATCGAACATTGTGAAACGGTTGTTGTATCACCATATGGGTTTGATGTTGATTTATATAAAAGAGACTTAATGGGTTTTCTTAATGATGGTCGTAAATTGATAATAGATGCATCTACGGAAATTATTGGTAAATTAACTATTGATTTTGTTTTAGATCTTGAGGATTCATCTTTAATTACCATATATGCAAACACCTATGAATTAGAATTTGAAAACGATATTAATTCAATTAGAACGAAAGGTGGTAACGTGGTTTTTTTACCATTTTTTATAAAATATATGGATCAATACAAACCTATGTATTCAGATAAAGATATTAAACATAAAGACTATTTGTTTCTAAGTGGAAAAAGTAAACCACCAAGAACTTCTATGGTTGGTTTGCTGTCTCACCACAATTTAATTGGTAATGGACATGTTAGTTTTTTTGGTGATGGAGTTACGAATAATAAGGGTAATTTCTTTTATGATAAAACATCGGATTACCTCAACGAGGTTGGTATTACTGAAAGTCAAAAAATAAAGATTAAAGACGGGTTATCAAAACTCCCAAAAAAATTGGTTTTAGATGTCAATAATCTTACACATGGGATTTCACACACACGTTATTATAACGGTGATTATTATAAAGTCGTTGACTTTGTAATAGTAGTTGAAAGTGATGTGTCAGAAGGTTTACATTTTATAACAGAAAAAACAATGAAATGTATCCAACAAGATAAGAAGTTCATATTACTCTCAAGTAAGGGGTCGCTGACAAACCTTAAACATGAAGTAAAAGAACACCTGAATCTTGATATCACTCACCTAACAGATTGGTGTGACACATCTTACGATGAAATTGGTGATATATGGAAACGGTTGGATAAAATAATTAATATTATCGAGGATAAAATACTAAATTAAAATGAATCTAGTTTATAATGAAATATTTGTGTACGACACTCAAGGTCGACCTGAGTTTGTAAGTTCAAACCTCCCATCATATAATATTCACCCATGGCACACCCACCCACTACTAACTGAACACGATCGTGATGGTAATTATGAATTTATTAATATATTAAGTGATAAGTTAGGTATTGTATTTCCCTATAAAAGAACTGGTGATGAGAGTAAAGAGATAATGGATCACTTTCACTGCTTGAGGAGTCAAAGTTTTGAGGTTTTTTTAGATCATGACGTTTTTAGACACAAAATTTATACGTTAGATGATATAAAAACGGATAATCCCGATATCAAATATATATACCCAATTGTTTTATACAATAACGAATTGTTTGATGCGTATAGTACGGTTGATATAGATCCTAAAATAATCGAGGACTCGAAAAGTGGTAAATGTAAAATATGTTTTTTACAACCTACAGAAGGTTTCTTTGGTCAAGATGACCATAATTATGTGTGGTTTGATAATTTATCTAAAAAATATGGTTTAGATAAAACTAATCTCTATATGATTACAACTAATTTAATTGCAAAAAAACGTAAAGAGTTTTTAGAGACGAATGGTCACATAACAAAAGATTCATATACTATATTAGATTACACATATTTTGGTTGTAATCTATGGTTTCATGAGCCAGGTCAAATAACTGACCCTAAATGTGAGATAGGTGGAAGGGAGAAACTATCTGATTTTATCAAATCATCACTTACAAAAAGAAAAAAATACCATTTCTTAAATTTCAATAGGGTGCCCAAACTACATAGGGTTTTAATTTACGGATTATTAAAAAGTCACGATATTTTTGAGGGTAAATTCATTTCATCCTTGGGTGGACTTCGTACAAATAATCCAGATGAGTATTTGAATTGGGTTGATCAAAGTGTACCTAAGGAGTATAATGATAAATGGAAAAACACCATTAAAAATTACTACAGGAATCACGATGCGAGAGAACACTATTGGTACGATGAACCTGACTTGGAAAATAATAAGGCAATGAATTTAAATATGAAAGCACATACGGATTCATTTGTAAATATCGTGTCTGAATCATTAACTCATGAAACGACGGTATTTTTCTCAGAGAAAATATACAAACCCATATTTGTTGCTCAACCATTTATATTGGTGGGTAACCCCAGGTCGTTAGAGGTTTTACGAAGTCAAGGATACAAGACATTTTCTAAATGGTGGGATGAGAGTTATGATGAAGAACTTGACTACTATAAAAGGATGAATAAAATTTTTGATGTAATGAAAGAAATTGCGTCTTGGGATATGGAAAAGTGTTTTAAGATAACTCAGGAGATGTTACCTAATCTATTACATAACTTCAATGTCTTAATGAAGGGTCAAACACTACAAGATCTATTTAAAGAAATAGACCCTTCACACACAAAAAAACAATATACAAAAACCCATAAAACGATAATTTAAAGACATTAAAACACTTTACTAATACGTCATTTTATTATACATTATATGTATTAAATACATGTAAAATATGAACGTAGGATTTATTGGAGTTGGTAAACTCGGAAAAGACGCGGCCGAAGTAATGGCGGAGAAACATAACGTCGTTGGTTATGACATAACTGAAGTACAACCAGATAACTTTAGAATGGTCCCAACAATTAAGGATGTTTGTGAAGGTGGTAGAGAACTAATTTTCATTGCTGTTCCAACACCACACCATCCAGACTATGATGGAAGATACCCAACATCACATTTAGAAAATAAGGATTTTAATTACGACATAGTGAAAGAAGTTCTAACGGAGGTAAATAAATATGTCTCTAAAGATCAACTCATTGTCTTAATCTCAACAGTCCTACCTGGTACTATTAGACGAGAATTTATTGACTTAATACCAAATGGTAGGTTTATATATAATCCATATCTAATTGCAATGGGTACTGTAAAATGGGATATGGTAAATCCTGAAATGATTATCATCGGAACAGAAGATGGTTCCGAAACGGGAGACGCGAAATTACTATTAGACTTTTATAAAACATTTATTACTGAAGGTACGAGGTATGAACTTGGTACGTGGGATGAAGCCGAAGGAATTAAAATATTTTACAATACGTTTATATCGACCAAAGTCGCACTGGTTAACATGATTCAAGACGTTGCTGAAAAATCGGGTAACATTAATACTGATGTTATTACAGGAGCACTTGAAAGATCCACATATAGAATTTTAGGACCCGCATATATGAAAGCAGGAATGGGAGATGGTGGAGGATGTCATCCTCGTGATAATATCGCATTAAGATACATGGCCCAAGAATTGAATTTAGGGTATGACTTATTTGATGCGATTATGTTAGCAAGAGAAGTACAAGCAAAAAACATTGCAACTAAGTTAGTTGTTGAATCAAATAAACGTAACCTACCGATTATTATATTAGGTCAATCATATAAACCTGACGTAGAGTATTTAGATGGTTCTTCATCTATTCTTGTTGGTCATTACTGTGAATCTTCGTATGGTGGTAAATACAAAGTACAGTATGATTTAGAGACCCCAATTAAAGGAATTTACTTATTGGGACATATGGGTAAACACCATGATTATGATTTCCCTGATGGGTCGGTAGTGGTGGATCCGTGGAGATCATATAAGACAGAAAAAGATATTAAGGTTATTCATTACGGAAATACTCGAATTGGATAATATGAAAAATAAGATTTGGTTCTTTGGTGACAGTTTCACTTATGGTGATGGGTGTGTTGAAGATCGACCACCTAATGGGGAGTATTATAAACTAAAACCACATGGTGTGTTATGGAGAAAAGGTGTTGCGGACCATTTTAATATGAATGAAATTAATAGATCGATAGGTGGGGCATCTAATGATTGGATAATTAATTCATTAATCGACGAGTTACTAAACATACAACCTAATGACATTGTTGTGGTCGGTTTATCATGGTCGGAAAGGTTTCAACTGATCGATAAGAAAAGTGGTAAATATATGAATTTTTTACCTCAGGATTTTATTAACCATACAAGTGAGGACACCCCCTTAGTACTTGATGAGGATGATAGTAGATATAATGTGGAATTATTTAATTCATTGAAAACGGTTTTGGTTGAGTATAGAGTACAACACGGTGAAATATTAAAAAAATATCAGTATGAACAAGCGTTAAAAATATTAAAAAAATTAGAACAATTTGGTGTTAGATTTTTACTATGGGATCTTAAAGATGTTCAGTTTCGTTATGAATCAATTGATCATGAAATGGGTAATGGTGATTACCATTGGTCATGGAAAGGACATGAGGGTTGGATGTTAAAATGTATTGAGTTATTAGAAAATAATAAAAATGAATATATGTGTAAAGATTAAATAACACAAACTATTATGTATGCAATCGGGATCTCATCTTATTATCACGACTCGTCTTTATGTTTATTTAAAGACGGGAAATTAATATTCGCGTGTGAAGAAGAGAAATTCACGGGAGTAAAACATGACTATAGTTTTCCTAAGAAAGTACTAAACTATGTTACAAAAAAGTATTCTTTAACAAAGGAAAATGTAGAGGTGGTTTGTTTTTATGAAGATGTTGAGTTGAAAAGTCAAAGAGTTAAAGAATACTCAAAAAAACAATTACTAACCAAACCCTTATTATCAATTAGAAGAGTATGGGAATCTTATAGAAATAGACGAGAGTTAAAAAAACTACTACCTAATATTTCTGATAATATTTTTTTCTCAAAACATCATCATTCACACTTATATTATTCATCATTTAGTTCTCCTTATAAAACCTCCGCAGTAGTTTCTATTGATGGTGTAGGAGAATACGACACAACAACCATATCCAAATACGATGGGGGGGTTTTAGATGTTGAAACCATTTCATCTTACCCACATTCTTTAGGTTTGTTTTATTCTGCAATGACCTCATTCTTAGGGTTTAGACCAAACGAGGGTGAATACAAAGTTATGGGATTAACATCTTATGGGAATAAAACTAAGTTGGTTGGGAAGGTCAGTAAATTAATAAAATTCGAAAACGGAGAAATAAAATGTAATTTAAAATATTTTAATTGGCATAAGTCAGATAAAATTATGTACAACTATGAGTTATCTGAATTATTGGGTTTGTTACCAAGGACTCCTGACGAAAAAATAAAAAAAATACATAAGGATTTAGCATATGCGGTTCAACATGTTTATGAAAAGGTGTTGTTTGATCTTTTGGATTATGTTGGTAAAAAGTATCGGACTAGTAATTTATGTTTGGGTGGTGGATGTGCGTATAATGGGTTGGCGAATGGTAAGATATATCGAAACACTGGATTTAGGAAGGTATGGGTACCACCAGCACCATCTGATGCAGGGTCCTCTATAGGTTCTGTAATTAATTATTATATTAACAACGGGACAAATGTTGAGATACCCAATACCCCGTTTTTGGGTCCATCGTACACCGTAAATTCAAAATCCAAGAAACAGTTGGGTGATAGGAAGACCATGTATCTTAGTAATAAAAATTTATATAGAATAGTTGCCAAACAAATAAGAAAGGGTAAAGTCGTCGGTTGGTTTAGGAATGAAATAGAATTTGGTGCAAGAGCATTGGGGAATAGATCAATTTTAGCCGACCCTACAAACCCTAAAATGAAGGATAGAATAAATAAAATGGTAAAAAGGAGGGAAGGATTTAGACCTTTTGCACCTATGGTAACTAAAGAAAGACAACATGAATATTTTATAATGAATGACGATTTGAGATATATGAATCAAGTTGTTGAGGTTCGTGACCGATATAGGGATGTTCTTGTCTCCACAACCCATGTTGACGGTACCGCACGAGTACAAACAGTTTATCATGATAATGACATACATAATCTTTTAAGGGAATTCGAGTTTTTAACGTCACACCCTGTACTGTTAAACACATCATTCAACATTAAAGATAAGACAATGGTCTTAACCCCTAAAGACGCATTAGATACTTTTGACTCAACAGACATTGATGTATTAGTCTTAAATAATATCGTAATTTTTAAATAATGTTTAGAAAAATAATTAGATGGTTTAAGGACCGAAAAGAAAAGAAAAAAAGAGAGTTAAGATATAAGGAAAAAATAGAGAGGTTAAAAAAACAAGACCCATTTACCTATAAGCATTAGTATGAAAGTAATTCACACATACATAGACAAACAAAACTTAATATGGAAAGAGTTATTATACACTCAATATTTAAGTGCCATTTTAGCCAAAAAACATTATGGAAGTATAAGTTTCTACGGTGATGAAATTTCATGTAAACAAATAAAAGATATTGGCATACCTTACGATGAGATAAATCATGACATACTCGTCAAAGGAGATACGGACACGTGGAGTATTCCAAAAATAAAGGTATATGAATCAATAAAAGAACCTTTTCTTCATATTGATACCGACACATTACTCTTTAATAAAATATTATTGGATAGATATGATAGTGACTATATTTTTAGTCACAGGGATATGTTTATTGATGGTAAGGGTGAGACACTCAAGAACCTTTTTATTTATTGGTTTTGTAATTTGGATGAAAAGGAGATGGATCAAAATAAATACCCTTTTAGATCCTTAGTGAAAGACAGTAACAATAAGATACCTAAAATAATTTTAGAAAAAACGTCAAAAGATATGGATTACCCCCATGTCGATAGAACTTACAGTAAATTGTTCTTCGATTTGATGGAAAATATGAGTGATAAGGTCTTTGATGAAGTTCACTTTGAATCTATACCAAACATGAACATTACGTACGTAAGAAACCATGAAACCTTTGGTAAAGTATGTAGGGAAACCCTAAATCATTATTATTCAAATAAAAAAAGGATAGACGATGAGGTTTACGGTTCTTGTTATATAGAACAACTAATGTTACACACAAATTTAAGATTGCATGATAAAAAATATAAAAAATCAAGTAAGAAAGGGAACAATTTCGTATTTGATGATATACCCTTATCAATCGTAGACGCTCACAATAACGTACCTGATATTAATAGTGTAAAGTTTCCATTTAAACTAAAAGTAAACAATAATGATCATTTTAAATTTGATTGTTGCGACCGCGTGATAATATCCCCTCTATCTAAAACCAAAAAAAAACCTGATGACTCCTATGAATTAATTATTAATGATATTGATGACATTAAAAATTATTTTGATCATGAGTTTAATGGTTTTTTTCATACCACATATATGAAATGGTATGATATTATACAAGTTATCATAATTGACAAACTAAGAAAGGAGATCGGAGATGACGAGATAAGGAGAATACATGACTATTTTAGAAAACATTACCCTTCAAGAGGATTACCAACTACTTCCAACGGAGAAAGACTCTACACAAGACTTACCGGGTTTAAATTTCATGGAACCACATCATTAATTTAGAAAAAATATATTTAGTCCTTATAAATCTCATCAAAACCAAATTACTATTGAATTATAAAGTATTTATCTAATAAGAAAAACGTTTTTATAGATGAATATATTTGATCCACACATTACAGGATCCCTATCCGTTTCCGCATCTGCAGAAATACAAGGGGATTTAACAGTACAAGGAACTATCTATGGTACTGCACAGATTGACGGAAGTGTTGATAATGCAATAAGTGCATCACACGCCGCCTCCTACTTACTCACATCAAGTTTTAATGATTATAAAAATACCGCAGCTACTACTGGAAGTAATATATTCATTGGGGATCAAACAATTAGTGGATCGTTGTTACCTCAAGGAACACTTACTCATGATTTGGGTAGCGACACTAAAAGATGGAATGATATATATTTAGCGGGAAGTACTATCGATTTGGGTGGTACAAAAATAACTAAGAATAGTGATGGTGATGTACAACTTCACGATAGTGGTAATACTTTAAAAAGATTAATTGCATCTGAAATTGAGTTAGGTCACGGATCGAACAAGAAAGTTCTTAAAGTAAATAATGGTCGTTTAAAGTTAATGGCCACTAACGACAGTGATGAAGAGTTAGCCCAATTATCGGGTTCGTTCACTGGTTCTTTTAGAGGAGATGGTAGTGGTTTAATTAATGTTCCCGCAAGTGGGGTTACGGGTCTAAGTTTAGATCGGATTGCAAGTACAACAGCAACCGCGTCGATATCCTCAGACAGTTTGATAACTAATGTTTCAATTATACCTAGTATCACAAATACAATTGATTTAGGTGCACCCGACAAGGAGTGGAGAGATTTATATCTTTCATCAGGGTCATTATATATAAATGGACAACAAGTACTTTCAACTACAGGTACTGAATTAAGAGTCACTACAGATAGTGGTGAATCAATAAAAATATTAGAAACGGGTTCTGATACTATCACACTACAAACAGTTGATGGTGATATTACATTAAGTTCTTCAGGAACGGGTAATATAGAATTAGATGCACCTATACAAATAACGGCGGGTAATAAAATAATATCTTCAGACGGAAACTCAATTGTTTTTGGTAATGGATTGATTATTACTGGTAGTATTGGATTAACAGGTACTGTCGATGGGGTTGATGTGGCATCACTAAAAACAGATGTAGACGCTATTTTAGATTCTTCTGAAGCCGATAAAGATTCGTTTGCTGAAATCGTAGGATTAATCAATAGTGTTGATACTGCGAATGACCAAGCATTTGCGGCACATTATACCGCAAGTAATAATAGACTTAGTTCATTAGAAACAACTAGTGGTTCACATGATGGGAGATTAAGTTCATTAGAAACAACGAGTGGTTCACACTCATCTAAATTAAACTCTTTAGAATTAGCGTCAGGTTCTATAATTGAAAGGTTAGGGGAGATAGAGTTTATTACGGGATCACATGACGGTAGGTTAGATGGATTAGAAACATTTACGGGTAGTGTGGATGGTACTATAAGGTCTGACTTTAATAGTTATACCTCATCCAACGACTCAACTAATACAAATCAAAATAGTAGATTAGGTAGTTTAGAAACCAAAAGTGGTTCTTTAAATACCGATATTAAATCAAAACTAAATACGGAAAATGTTGTTTCAGGTTCTGAGTTTGTTTTAAATTCAACCTCACCAATAACACAATATGTTGATGTTACCGTAACTGCAAGTGGTGGTGTATATTATATAGATGGTGTAGAACAACAAATTGTCTCATTAGCGAAAGGACTAGTTTATAGGTTTGATGTGTCAGACTCTTCAAATGCAGGACATCCATTTAGATTCTCAACGACAGATAACAATCAATACACAGATGGTGTAACTGTAAATGGTACTGAAGGTAGATCAGGGGCATACGTTCAAATTATTGTAAATCAAGACACACCACAAACACTATTATACTATTGTACCAATCATAATGGTATGGGTAATAAAGTTTTCGTCGGTGGAGCTGGTGACACAGACTCAATTACAGAAGGATCAACTAACCTTTACTATACGGATGCTAGAGTTAAATCCAAATTAAATACGGAAACTGTTATTAGTGGTTCTGAACAAGTTGATATAACAAATACTACAAATTATAATTTAGTTACCAATAGAATTGGTTCTTTAGAATCATTCACTGCGAGTATTGATGATACATATGCGAGTGATACTGATGTAACAACTCTTAGGAATGATTTAAATACCTATACATCATCTAATGATTCTACGAATACAAATCAAAATAGTAGATTAGGTAGTTTAGAAACCAAAAGTGGTTCACACGATGGTAGATTAGATAGTATAGAATCATTCACAAGTAGTATTGATGATACTTACGCAACTGATACTGATGTAACAACTCTTAGGAATGATTTAAATACCTATACATCATCCAACGATTCAACCAATACATCACAAAATAATAGATTAGGTTCATTAGAAACCAAAACAGGTAGTTTAGATAGCGATATAACTGATCTAAGGGGTGATTTAAATACCTACACGTCTTCAAACGAAACAGATAAACAAAACTTAAGTGGTAGGGTAGATTCTTTAGAGACTAAAACTGGGAGTTTAACAACCGATATAAATACTTTAGATGGTAGGGTTGATTCCATAGAGTCATTTACCGCAAGTATTGATGATACTTATGCTACTGACACAGATGTAACTAACCTAACCAACAGAGTTGGTAGTTTAGAAACCAAAAGTGGTTCATTAGAAACTACGAATACTACTCAGAATAATAGATTAGGGTCACTTGAAACAACTTCAGGTTCTCATGACGGAAGGTTAGATTCATTAGAAACCAAGACAGGTAGTTTAGATACCACCAATACCAATCAAGACGGTAGATTAGATTCAATAGAATCATTCACTGCGAGTATTGATGATACATATGCGAGTGATACAGATGTTACTACATTAAGAAATGATTTAAATACTTATACCTCATCTAACAACACAACCAACCAAAACCAAGATATTAGATTAACTAGTTTAGAAACTGAAAGTGGTAGTGTTAGAAGTGATTTTAATACCTACACATCATCTAACGATTCGACCAATACATCACAAAATAATAGATTAAGTTCTTTAGAAACTAAGACTGGTAGTTTAGATGGTAATATTACAGGTTTAGATGGTAGGTTAGATACAATAGAAGGTGGTTTAGAATTTACAGGTTCTAACGTAACTATCAAAGGTGATCTTTTAGTTAAGGGAACAGAAACAAGAGTGGATTCAACAACTGTTGAGATCGGTGATAATATCATATCTTTAAATGGTAGTGGGGCACAAAATGCGGGTATAGAGGTTAGAGACAACACTTCTCCTGATTTATTATCGGGTTCATTATTATGGGACGGACAAAACAACTATTGGAAGGGTGGTCAAAAAGGATCTGAAGAAAGATTATTAGATAATACCGATTTAACCACTTTAGATAGTAGATTAGATGGTATCGAGGCAGAAACAGGAAGTTATCTTACAGACTACAACAATGAATACACAACAGGTGCTACATTTAATAGTGGTAACGGTGTAATTACATTTAAAAGAAATGATGGTGACACATTTACTGTTGATATAGACGGTAGATTTTTAGACACAAGGGCACAAGTACATAGTGAATTATATAGTACAAATGGTGACGCTAATGATTATACAGAATTTGGTATATATAGAAATTACGCGTCTAACGGACCTATCAGTGGTCACAACACAATATTACATGTATCTCAAACAGACGGTAATTATGGTTTCCAATTAGGGGGATCAACAATAGTTAATGGTGACGGATTATACTTTAGAAATTTTGCGGGTACTGACTCAATAACGGGATCAACGTGGTATCACATCGCAACAAGAGATTGGGTTGATGATCAAAATTTCCTAACAGACTATAATGATGAATATACGACAGGTGCCACTTTTAATACTAGTGACGGTGTAATTACATTCAAAAGAAATGATGGGGATACGTTTACCGTAGACATTGACGGAAGATTCCTAACAAGTTATTCTGAGACAGACACCTTAGATAGTGTAACTACAAGAGGGAATATTACAACAAACGACATAACTGTTGGTAATATAACTGCAGGACCCACTCTCGAATTGGGGGGTAATTTTAGTATACAAGGTACTGACGGAACTTACTACCAAAGAATAAAAACTATTGACACTTCATCAACAAGTGCGAATACTTTTAGTTTTGATGTTAAATTAGGAGCGAGTGCGAATTGGAAATCATTATTAATACTTAACCAAAACGATACCGCTACTTTTTCAGGAGAAGTTATTGCTACTTCATTCACTAAAAGTGGGGGTACATCATCACAATTCTTAAAGGCGGATGGTAGTGTAGATTCAAATACATATTTAACACAGCACCCACCAATTGCATCACCAGCGTCTTCTAACAATAGTGGAAGAACATATATCCAAGATATACTATTAGACGGTAATGGACACGTAACAGGACTAACTACGGCCACTGAAACTGTCGTCAATACAGACACAAATGATATTGACTATGTGAGTTCCGCAACATTCAATACGGGTACAGGTGTAATAACAGGTACTGGTGTGGGTAATGCCGGATTTACTGTTGATATTGATGGTAGGTACGTTGAGTTAGGTGGAGGTACGATGACGGGTGGTTTAATTACAACAAATTTACAAGTTCATGGAGGTTCCTCACAAATAGTTTTAAAAGACACAACGGACGATGACGACCATTCTATATTATTTAGAAATAACGCCGACGGTGACGATTACAAGATAACAACCAAAGACTTTACGTCAGCCGCTACGGGAGACGGATTCTACCTTGGTTCAACGGGGGGTGACAACGTTGCATTAGTAACAAACAACACAACCGCATTAAATATCGACACTTCTCAGAATTCGGTCTTTTCAGGGAACGTTACTGCATCTTCATTTATTAAAAGTGGGGGTACTTCATCTCAATTCTTGAAAGCGGACGGTAGTGTTGATAGTAATACCTATTTAACACAACACCCGAATATATCTGCAGCATCTTCATCTAATAATAGTGGTCGAACTTACATACAAGACATATTACTTGATAGTAATGGTCATGTTACAGGTTTAACAACTGCAAGTGAGACTGTAACTAATACAGACGAATTTACAACAGGTGCAACATTCAATACAGGTAACGGTATTATCACATTCACAAGAAATGACGGAGATACTTATACTGTAGATATTGATGGTAGGTATTTAACGTCATTCACAGAAACCGATCCAATATTTACGGCTCATGCCGCTTACAATATCACATCGACTCAAATAACTAATTGGGATACCGCATATGGATGGGGTGACCATGCAGATGAAAATTACCTAACACAACACCCTAATGTAAATGCGGCAAGTAGTTCTAACAACAGTGGTAGAACATATATACAAGATATTTTATTAGATGGTAATGGTCATGTTACAGGTATAACCACATCATCAGAAACTGTGGTCAATACCGATGAATATACGACAGGTTCTACTTTTAATAGTGGTACGGGTATCATTACATTCACAAGAAATGATGGTGACACTTATACTGTTGATATATCTGCAACATTATCGGAAGTTACTGTAACGGGTGGTACATATGATGGTTCAAGTCAAACATTAACATTGACAAAATCAGATGGCGACACGGTAGATGTTACGGGTTTTGCGTTGGATACTGACGTAAACTACTATCTAACAGGTGCAACATTCAATACAGGTACAGGTGTAATCACTTATAAAGTTAAGGGTGCATCCGATGTTACTGTTGATATTGATGGAAGATACTTACCACTTAGTGGGGGTACTATTTCAAGTAATAACACATATACTTTAAAGTTAGAAAACTCAAGTAATGGGTTAGGTACGGGAATTGAATTTAGTGATAACCCAGGGGCTGGTACACAAAGAGCATATATAACACATTACCATGGTGACGGTTCTAGTTATGGTTCTGGTGCGTCTATAGTGTTATCAACAAATCAACCCACAATGACAATACTTGCCGATGGTAAGTTAATGTACAAAGAAGGTATATACTCCAAACCGGCGACAGGTACAGGTGCGGGTACAAGAAAAGATCAAAATTGGGATACCGCTTATGGGTGGGGAGATCACAGTACTGTTGGATATCTAACTGGTTTTACTGAAACCTATACCGAACATGAGAATATAAGTGCGGCTTCCTCCTCTAATAATAGTGGAAGGACATACATTCAAGATATATTAGTTGATAGTAATGGTCATATAACTGGTATCACTACCGCAACAGAAACTGTTACTAATACAGACACAATCGATTATATTAATTCAGCGACATTCAATACAGGTACAGGTGTAATAACAGGTACTGGTGTGGGTAACGCAGGATTCACTGTAGATATTGATGGTAGATTTGTAAAATTAGGTGGAGACACCATGACAGGTACTCTTGACGTACACGTTCCTGATGCAGGTACAATATTAAGTTCAGGTAATTCATCTGCAACAGGTACACCTGACCAATTCTTCATTAAACACGTTAATGGTGGTGTTGCAATTGGGAACCTTAGAGGTGATATAAACTTCACAAGCGGTAACTTAAAGAATGACGGTAATCTCATATGGGATGCCGGTGATTTCACATCAACCAACATAAGTAATTGGGACACCGCATATGGATGGGGTGATCACAGCACTGTAGGATACCTAACAGGATATACCGATACAAATGATATCGATTATGTTAATTCAGCAACATTTAATACAGGTACAGGTGTCGTAACATTATCGGGTGTTGGAAATGCGGGTGCAACTGTTGACCTTGATGGTAGATACCTATTAGATACAACAGACACATTTACGGGAGCACTTACAATTGCCGGTGATATAAGAGGTAATGGTCAACAACTAATATTAAACGCAGGTGAGTCCTACGCATATGCAACAGGACAGACAAACGAATATGTTTATATCAATGCAGAACAAGGTCTTGAGGTTAATTCAGAAACAGGTAATTGGACAGTAAACGGATGGTCAGATAGAAAAACAGCATTACTTAGAGGGGATTTACTTAGGTTAGATGGGGAAGACCTCACCAAAACTAATATCCAAAACTTCAAAACCGCATATGGATGGGGTGACCATTCCACTGAAGGGTACGTGAAAAATGACGAGTATACAACAGGTGCCACATTTAATAGTGGTAATGGTATAATCACATTTACAAGAAATGATGGTGACACATATACGGTTGATGTAGACAATAGATATCTACAATTGTCGGGAGGATCGTTATCGGGTAATCTTAATATGACAGGTACTAACCCAATGATAAAGTTTGTTCCGACAGGAACTAATGATGGTGCGGGTATTAGATTTAACTACACCAATAATGATGGTGAAATGGAGTTTTGGACTTCTGATGATTATAGTGAACCATTTGTTTGGAGAGCATACGATGTAGGTTTAGATGGGACTGGAAACTATCAAGAGTGGATGAAACTCTACCAAAAGAAACTTTATATTGACGGTGAGGAATTAAGTAAAACAAACATACAGAACTTTAAAACCGCATATGCATGGGGTGACCATTCAATAGCGGGATACTCGGAAGTTGATTATTACACTACAGGTGCCACTTTTAATAATGGTTCAGGTACCCTTGAATTCACAAGAAATGATGGAAACACTTACAGTGTAAGTTTATCATCGGCCCTAGTAGACGTTACTGTAACGAGTGGTACATATAACAGTAGTAATCAGATACTAACCTTAACCAAATCAAACGGAAGTACCGTAGATATTTCAGGGTTTGCGGTTGATACAGATGTTAACTGGTATACGACAAGTGCATCATTCAATACGAGTAACGGTATTATAACAGGGACACACCATGGAGGTACATGGACTGTCGATATTGATGGTAGGTATGGTTTAAAATCACTTTCAGAAAATAAAACATATACAAGTGGTGGTAATGCTGTTGGTTCCTATTTAGGTGGACACTACTCAGGTGGTGGTACAGAAAAACCAAATTCAGCAACGTTTGGATCAGGAAAACTGAAGATAGCGATGCTATCAAACACTAACCTTGGATTCGGGGGATCTTGGAATGATGTACTTTGGATTAGTGCATATAATGGTAGTGATGTAAAAGGGTCACACGCATTGGTGTTCGACAAGTACAGTACAAATGTTTACGTCTCTGACCAATCATACGACTCGGCGTCATGGGGTACTGGATACCAATTATGGCACACCGGACACTTCCAACAAAGCAGTATTAATAATTGGAATACCGCATATGGATGGGGAGACCACTCAGCGGCAGGATATGCATCAGGTGACTTCCTATTAAAATCTGGTGGAACTATGAGTGGTGCCATTAACATGAACGGTAGTGGTATTGATATGGTTAATGGTTCGATAAGTAATGTTAACCATATTACAATTGCAGACCCAGGACCAACAGAAGGTATTGAATGGTTAGGTGGTAATGGGTTTAGAATTGTTGAATCACCAAACGACTTAACAACAAACAGTGGTGGTAATTTACAATTCGTTAAATCAAGTACAAGAATATTAACTTTAGGATCAAATGGTCAGTCAGAATTTACTGATAAGTTAACTCTAACATCTTCTACTTCAGGATCAACAATATTTGATATCCAAGGTACAAGTGGCCAGTTATTCTCAATCACTGATGATTTGACGGGTGATCTATTCGCGGTTTCAGATTCATCAGGTGTACCAATCCTAAATGTTAATGCGAATGGTGCGGTAACACTCGACCCACTTGGTTCTTTATATGTTGGAAATAATAAAGTAATTAATGGTAGTGGTAATATTGAGTTTGATGGACCTGTAACCACATCCAACCAAGGTAGAGGTATCTATTGGACAGGTTATGATAAAGAAGGTACCACAGATTTCTCAGATACCGCACATATATTACACACAAGTAATAGTGGTGGATTGGCAGGTTCTGTCATTGAGATTAAATCACATAACGATGCAACTGATGGTGTTAACTTTGTGGTTAATGGTAACAGTGCGGTTAGAATCAATGGTAACATTGTGGTTCACGCAGGTAACTATACTTCATACCAACAACACCCAACGATTACCGCGGCTAATTCTTCAGATAACTCGGGTAGAACATATATACAAGACATCTTATTAGATGGTAACGGACACGTTACGGGTGTTACAACAGCAACAGAGACAGTTACCGATAGTGGAAATGATAATGATATAGATTACATAAGTGGAGCTACGTTTGATGATACTACAGGTGTAATTACAGGCACAGGAACAGGTAATGCTGGATTTACTGTCGATATTGATGGTAGGTATTTAACTACTGAAACTTATACAGCACACGATAATATTACTGCGGCCACATCTTCTAACAATAGTGGTAGAACGTATGTTCAAGACATTTTAGTAGATGGTAACGGACACGTTACGGGTATAACTACGGCTACAGAAACAGTCACCGATAGTGGAAATGATAATTACTATGTTGATGGATTAAGTTTCGATACTGGTAATGGTGTTCTTACGGCGAGTGTGAATGGGGCAACTAATCAGACAGTCGATTTAGACGGTAGGTATTTAGGAACAGGAGACAAGGCGGCAGATTCTGATTTACTTGATGGTTTAGACCTTCATACGGGACGTAACAATGAGGCAAATAAAGTAGTACGTACAGATGCAAACGGTTATATCCAAGCTGGTTGGATTAATACAACATCGGGAGCGAACGGTGCTTCAGATACCATAAGTAGAATTTACGCGTCGGGAGATGGTTATATTAGATATTATAGTAAGGCCGACTTCATTAGTCAATTAGGTTTAATTACTACAGGTAATATTGGTTCACAATCTGTAAATTATGCAACAACGGCAGGATCGGCGGATATGATTGATGGTGTTGCATTTAGAAACACAAATTCAACTGGAGGGATTGATGCGGACTCCTTAAATAGTGCGGGTATCACATACTACACAGGTGGTGTGACAAACTTCTCAGGTAACGCAACTGACGGAGCTCTTTACTCACAAATATATAGTTCATCATGGCAACATCAAATTGCGGGTGACTATAGAAGTGGACGAATTGCGGTTAGAGGTAAAAATAATAATACTTGGCAATCTTGGAAAAAGATACCGGCGGTTAATGTTTCTACATTCAGTAATGTGGGTACCGTTACTTTTACCCATGGTTTAGGAACCGACAACGTGATTGTACAGGTATATGATAGTAATGGTGATTTATTTTTCCCTTCGGCAATAAATTCTTTAAATGGGGTGGTTGTGGTTAAATTTGAAACAAATAGATCAGGAAGAGTAGTCGTAACAGGATAAAAAAGAGTTAAATGATTAGAGAAAACGTAATAGTTAGTGGTTCACTTGACGTGAGTGGACAATTTATCATACCAAGAGGTAGTAGAGGGGAAAGACCTACTTCACCTGAGATAGGTTCTATGTACTTAGAAGAATCTACAAGTGGTAGTTTCGTTGTTACATACACTGGTTCATCTAATTATGATGATGGTTGGGAACCAGTGGGTTCGCAAGATACTGACAGAACAGGATTCAAATACAGACAAATAATAAACTATTCATATTTGGCAGGTGGATATAAGTCAGGTTCACCTTGGAAGAATGTACATAAAACAATTAACGCAACCGACCAAACATCTCACTTAGGTGAGTTATTAGATTACCCTGCAAACTATACCTCAGGGGCGTGTAGTAAAACTAAATTATTTCTTTGGTCAACAAATACGGATGGTGCTCATAAAGGCGCAACTAACATACACTCAACACATACATCAGGTATTGATATGGTGAATGAAACAACATACACCCACCAATCTAAATGGGATTTATTAAATGCGAGAGATGATTGTGGTACCCTATTTAAAGAAACGGAGTTTGCGTATGTTTTTGGTGGATCTGTAGCAACAGTTGAGAAATTCAATTTAACAAATGAGACAATGTATACCACTTATTATCCTGGTGGTTCACCATATGTAACAACAACTTCATCTATTACAAGTACTTTAGGTTCATCAGGATTCTCTGATGAAAATTATGGTTACGGTTACGGTTCTGAAAGTGGAAACAAATGTCACTTTGCTACTGATGTGTTCGAGACAAGGGCATCCTCATGGGCGTCTAGTGGACAACAGAAAGGGATTAGTTCTAAGGTTGGTAAAGGGTATTGTGGAAATGAAGGTACATATAATGGGGGTTATAATTTGAGAAGATGGGATGTCTTTACTGAAACCAATATAGGTAATGTACCTAAACCCCACCAAAATTGTGGTGAAGAAAACTTCACATTAGGACAAGACCATCAATACATGTTAGCAACATACGATGGTACAGGTCAAACAAATACAAGTTGGAAATTCTCATATACGACAGATACGGGTACGGTAAATCCTGCAGGGTTAGCACCAGGTGTTAACGCAGGTGCATCATCAGGACATTGTGGTTGGAGAAATTAACTATTTATAGATATGATATTTGAAAATTTAGAAATTAGTGGGTCGTTAAGAGGTCAGGGAATAACAAGACCACCCTCAGGTGCAAAGGCGGATAGACCTTCCTCACCTGAAAAAGGATCTATGTTCTTAGAAATGACGACATCGGGTAGTTTCGACAATAGTTTTCTAATGGTTTACACGGGTAATGGAAATGATTCTGGTTGGGAGAGAATTGCGAATCAAAGTAATTTTGGTAAAACCAGTTTTAGGTTCAATCAAATTATTAACTACTCTTATTTGGCGGGAGGGTATAAATCCTCATCACCTTGGAAGAATGTACATAAGACGGTAAACTCTACAGATCAAACATCACACTTGGGTGAATTGTTAGATTATCCTGCATCATATACTTCAGGTGCGTGTAGTAGAACTATTTTCTACGTATGGTCTGTTAATAATGATGGTGCATGGAAGAGTGCGAGTAATGTACATGGTACATATACATCTGCGATTAATATGGTAACCGATACTAATTATACACACACCGCTGAGATGGATACTAATATAGCAAGAAGTGATTTAGGTACGATGCATAAGGAAACAGAAATGGCATATCTTTTTAGTGGGGGTAGTGCCACTGTTGAGTTATTTAATTTAACCACAGAATCCTTACATACGGCATATACACTATCAACAATAAACGGTAGTGATGGTGGTTCGGCATTTTCGGATGAACTATATGGTTATGGTTGGACTTCAAGTGGAGGTGTCAAATTAAACTTTTCAACGGAAACTTTTGCAACATCCCCTCATTGGTCAAACCATTCACAACAAAAAGGTATCTCATCTAAAGTTGGTAAAGGTTATGCCGGTAATGAAGGTTCATATAGTGGTGGTTATAACTTAAGGAGATGGAGTAATCAAACAGACACCAATATAGGTAATGTTGTCAAACCCGATGGTAACTGTGGTGAAGAGAATTTTACTATGGGTCAAGATTGGCAATACATGTTAGGTAATTATAATGGTCTCCAAAACAATAATTCATGGAAATTTACATACGCAACTGATACGGGTACAACAAGTGTAAGTGGGTTAAATCCCGCAGTAAACGCTGGTACTTCATCAGGTCATTGTGGTTGGAGAGAATAAAATTTTAAGAATATGATATACGAAAATATGTCCGTTAGTGGTTCACTTAAAGTGGACAGAGTTACTGCAAGACCACCGAAAGGTGTTAAGTCACAGAGACCATCGAACCCATTATCTGGTTCTTTATTCTTGGAAGAATCATCAGAACACACAAGTTATTTAATGGTTTATACGGGTGTGTCTAATGTGGATGAGGGTTGGGAAAGAATTTCAGCACAACAAAACGAAGGAACTAATTTTAAGTACAGACAAATAATTAATTATTCTTACATCGCCGGTGGATATAAATCCTCATCACCTTGGAAGAACGTACATAAGGCAACCAACGCAACTGATCAAACAACCCACATTGGTGAGTTATTGGACTATCCCGCAAACTACACATCAGGAGCGTGTAATCTTAGAATATTTTTTATGTGGTCTGTAAATACGGATAGTGCACATAAAGGACCAACGTCTCTACATAGTAACACAACTTCTGCGGTCAACATGTTTACCGACACTAACTACGCCCACCAATCTAACCATGACTTACAATATAGTAGGTCCGATTGTGGAACCATGTGGAAAGAACATGAGTTTGCTTGGATTTTTGCGGGTAACAGAACAGAGGTAGATAAATTTAATTTAACTAATGAAACGACAATAACAAACTATGGGGTAACCTCGATAAGTAGTAGTGGTGGAGCGAGTTCTTTTTGTAATGAAACCCATGGATATGGATGGAGTACAAGTAGTATAAAAATGGAATTCTCTACGGAGACTATATCAAGTTCATCAAGTTCATGGTCAGCACACGGACAACAAAAAGGTATTCCATCTAAAGTTGGTAAGGGTTATGCCGGTAATGAGGGATCTTACCAAGGTGGTTACAATTTGAGAAGATGGGATACATCTACAGATACGAATATTGGTAATGTTGCAAAATTAAGATCGAATTGTGGGGAAGAGAATTTCGCTATGGGCCAAGATTGGCAATACATGTTAGGTTGTTACGGTAGTTCTTTACAGAATAACGATAGTTGGAAAATGTACTATCAAACAGATACGGGAGTTTTAAATCCCGCGGGTCTTCCACCGGCAGTAAACGCTGGTACTTCATCAGGTCATTGTGGTTGGAGAGAATAGTAATAAACACTTTATTTAATTGTTTTTTATACTTATATTATAGTAAAATTTTTATTATATGAAAGAAGAGTATAAATATGAAAAAACCAACAACCTAAAAGATGGTTTAGATACTAAGTTAATTGAAGTTGCGGAACAAGTTTCATTCGCACTACCAAGGTACAAGGCAGAAAATTTTGTTGGGGGTGCACAAATAACACCTTATGCGAAACTAAAACAATGGTTACTTGAACTTAGAGGTAGAGAAGACGCCGTAGAACATTTAGAATATACCGTTAAAAAACAGGATTTGGAAATACAAATCCAAGAGGAGAGTAAAGAATTTTTAACAGACCCTAAAAGAAAACAGTTGGTAGATCTCACAATTTCAGATATGAAAATAGATCTTAGAAAATTTAAAAGAAATCTTAAAGATGCTTACATAGAGAGACAAGGTTTTATTGATTTAATAAAAGATTTCTTAGATACTGACGATGCTAAACTACCTGATGGTAGTGATTTAATTGATGTAATCGGTAATAAAGAATTAGAAGATAAATTTGAACATGAGTATTGGACTGTTAGGATGGCAAAACAAGCAATGTTAGATATGATTTCATATGGTAGGATCGGTACAGGTAACTTGGATTCTATTTTAATGATGTCCGCAGAACAACAAAAACAAGTTTTATCTCTCGCTTCTTCTTACACAGTATTTATAGATAAGAACATTAATCAATTAATGGCAAACGCAACTACAAATAGTTTCTCAATAGAAGAGTCATTGAGAAAACAATTAAAGTTGGGGGAGGCAGATAAACCTGATACTGAAAAACTTTTATAATGAGACATATTATTTTTAAAATAACCGGAAACATACCTGGATACATACGAGTTGTTGGGTCCTACATGAATTACTATTATGGGCGTATTGATGACATCTATGACGATATGAGGTTGGAGTTAGATAAACTAAATGCATCGGTAATTACTGAAGAAGAAGGTAAGGGTTTCATTTTCGCTGACATATACAAAGATTATATTAGTATTAGAACTAATTCATCGCTGATGGATGAGGTTCCGGTCTTAGCCGAATCTTCAGAAACTGATGAAGAAAAAGTTAAGTATACACTTACTCAGGAAGATAGGGATTTAGGTGTTGTTTTTAATAAAGTGGTTTTATTAAAAGTTATTTCAGATAGATTTTATACGAGACATAAAGATTTAATGGTTGATGCATCTAACTTAGAAAAGGATACTTGGGAAGAACAAAAAAGAGAGGCGTTTGCATATCAATTAGATAATTCGTATTCAACACCCGTTATTGACATACTTTCATCTGGTAGAGGTATTGATAAACAAGTTTTGGTTGATAAAATAATATCTAACGTAACATCTTATAATACAAAATTAGCAACTTTATTACTTGAACAACAATTATTAGAACAAAGAGTAAAAGATTGTGTCACTTTGGCGGATTGTCACAGACTCAAACACGAGAAGTTTGGTATCTCCTTAAGTAAACAACAAAGAGAAGAGGAAGGAATTGAGAGCACCCCATTGACACTGAAGATGGATTTCTAAAAAAAACTAAATGAATTTAGCAATAAATGGTACATGTGCTAAAGGTTGTTCTTTCTGTTTCACAAAAGAAGATGCGAGACTAAAACATACTCTTGGTGAGATGTCAATAGAAAAAGTAGGTGAACTACTTGATCATTTTGATATTGAAGGATCTAGAGAGGAGGTTACAATACTTGGAGGGGAACCCACACAACATTCAAATTTTATGGGTCTGATGGATTATATAATCTCAAGAGGTTATAAGGTTAATCTTGTCAGTAATTTACTATTTGGTAAAAGAACCTTAGATTATATAACAAACAACATAAAACATATTAGGTGGATATTACCTAATGGTGCTGAGTTGGATGAAAAAAATAGGTTAAATCTATTTAAGAAAAACTACTTATCACTTTACTCAACCTATGCAAACACATGGGGATTTGAGGACAATTCAAGATTATTTATTGCAATAACACTTTCGTCCGATTGGAAGGAAAGAAAAATGTTTGAATACATTAAGTGGTTATATCATGCTTTGGATGGTAAATTAAATGCAATAAGGTTAGGTTTAGATTTAACAGGTACTTACCTAATTAACAATAAAGAAATGGGTAAAGAAGTTACTAAGATATTAAAGTTTGGACTTTACAATAATATTCAAGTGACCTCTGATTGTCAAGTACCACCGTGTTTGTGGGAGGGGGGAAACAAACAATCAATTATGGAGAACTCTTTAGGGTTCGCGACTTTCAAAATACCAGGTTACGATAAAATTTGTGGTTTCATGCCTTTAGATATATTCCCTGATGGATCCTCAATACACTGTTACCCATTACAAGATAAAGTTAAGATAGATAATGTATTGAAAATATCGGGAGAAAACAATATATTATCATTGAGGGATAAGTTCGATGATTTATATCGAGAAAACCATAAAGATTATAGTATACCACAAGATTGTTTAGATTGTGTTTTTTATAAAACAGAATGTAATGGTATTTGTGGAGGTTGTTTAGAAAATGAGTAAAATATTCTCAATACCATTAAATCCTATGTTAAGTGAACAGGCGTTCACACATGTATTCTATCCATTTCTACAAAAGAATAAGGATTGGATATATGATATATACTTTACCTGTAGAATACCCCCTTTTACTCAGGATGCTATGGGGTCTGTTATAAATGAAGACGATAGATATTCAGTTTTTGATAATGCGTTGATGATACAGGAGACTTTAGGTATAAAAATTAGTGCTACATTCAATAATTTTAACGTGTCTCCCAAATATGAAAATTATAAATTATTTATTGAAAACTTAAAACCACTTTATGATAAAGGTTTAAGGTCCATGACGATACCTCACGGTCATTGGGTGGCTATGGGTTTAAAGGACCATTTTCCTGAGATGCATATTAAAAATACCATACTCAGGAAGGTTAATACCGCACAAGATTTTTGGTACTCCGCCGAACAAGGGTTTGACTACATTAATGTTGATAGAATATTGATGAGGGATATGGAGGAACTAAAGAACATTAGAAGAGCACAACTCATGTTTCAACAAAAACATGGTAGATACGTTGAGATTGCGTTATTAACAAATGAAGGTTGTTTAGGTAGATGTCCCGTTATGGATGAACACTACTCATATAATAACTTAAGAAAACCTAACGAATTACCGTATTTTCACCATGAGATATCAAAAGTCACATGTGAACATAAATGGGAAAACGAAATCGGTGCGTTCTTCTTTAAAACTGCAACCATACCACCATTTAAAAAAGAATTTGATGAATACCTAAATCATATCGATGTCTATAAAATGCATGGTAGGGATAGTTTTGATAGATTAAATGAAACTATGGAAATAGTGGAATCTTATTCACAAGGTAAGGACATCTTATCAAAATCCTCAGAAATATATTTAGATGGTGTCCCTCATGAAGAGTTAAGGGGTTGGAGAAATAAGATCAAGAAATGTAAATTTCAATGTTGGGATTGTAATTATTGTGATATTGTCTCTGAACACAAAAAAAAGAAATTAAATGGATCTAATTAAACACATTGATGAATCCATTGAGTGGGGGAATAGAGAGGTTTCTAAACTTAACCAAGACGTACTCAACATTCACGGTATCACTAGTAACAAAGTTAGATGTTTCTTAAATAACCTATGTTCAATAGGTGGGACTTATTTGGAGATAGGTGTCTTCAGAGGAGCAACTTTTTGTTCATCAATCTACAATAATGATAATCTTCACAGTATAGGTATTGATAATTTTGCATCACCCAACCTTATGCCGATGGGTGTGAGTCAGAAATTAGCAACATATTTAAAACAAGGTATTGACACCCCACCACAAGAAGATTTTTTAAATAATGTTAAGAGGTTTGGAAAAACTGAACAGATTGACGTTTATAAAACAGACTATACCACATTTGATTACACCCAACTACCTAAGTTAGATATTATATTTTATGACGGGGATACTAAATTCCATGATCAGTATGTTACACTTAAAAAATTAATCCCCCAATTCTCAGACAAAACAATACTCATAATGGATGATTGGAATTGGAACAGTGGTGCGTTAGATCGAGTGATACACGAGGAAAAACTATTTGTGACCCATCAAAGAGAAATTTATACAAGTGGTGAGGATATGTCAGATTTTTGGAATGGATTGGGTATTTTTTTATTTGAAAGGTAGTTGACTATTGTCTAAATTTTATTTATATTTTATCTAAATAAAAACATATACATGCAAAAATTAATATTATCAATATTGTTAGTGTTAGGAACACATCAATTATCGGCACAATACTCGGGACGAGCACTTAGTAATGGTCAACAAGACAGTACACAAGTTAAAAAATTAAACGAGGTTGTAGTTACAGCCAAAAAGTATAGTCAATTCGAATTAGTGGGTGAGAATAACCAACCCGCTTGGACATTAGTAAGAAAATTTCCATCAACCAGAACTTATATTATGGTCCCTAAGGGTACTGTGATGTATGAAAAATGGTTCGATATGAGAACACCAAGAGGTGGTGACCCAACAGAAGTTAGAATGAGAGATGAGATTGCATTTGGTCTAGCTAATAGATTAGAGTTGGATCTATATATTCACACAGTTTATAAATCTGATGGGTATGAATCTTCATACGGTTTCAGAGGGTTTTCGTGGGAGATAAGATACGCACTTGCCGAATGGGGTAAGATATGGGGTAATCCAACTTTGTACTTTGAACACAAATTATTGGATGGTAAATACCAAGGTATAGAACCAAAACTACTTTTAGGTGATCGTATTGGTAAAAGAGGAATATGGGGCGTAAACTTAATTTATGAGGCGTATACTGCACCAACACGAGAAGACCAAAAAAGAGAGTACGCTTATACCGCATCTTATGGTCAGGTAATAAATGATGATTTAACGATAGGTCTGTCTAACATGTTTAGACATAACGATGTAGATGGTTCAAATGAATGGTATGTTGGACCCGCACTACAATATAGATTTAACGGTAATGCATATGTAAACTTTGAATTACTGCCAGGTCTTAATGAAGATGCGAAGAAGTTTAGAAATACCATTATTTTTGGATGGAGATTCTAATTAAAAACCAAGACTTCCTACTTTACTTAGGATTCATTATGGTCATAACGGGAATCCTAAAAGAAAAGGGATACCTTACTGACGTATTTAGTCTTTTACTAAAGACAGTGAAATCAAAGAAAATAGTTTTATTTCTAATTTCACTATTTGGTGGGGTTTTACCGATACCTGGTAGGGTTGCGGTTTCTGCGGGAATACTCGATACAATTGCCCCAAAAGATAAGAGGGGTAGGGAGAATTATGGTATCATAGATTACCTATCAACACACCACTATTACATATGGTCACCTTTAGAGAAAACGGTAATCATACCTATGGCGATATTAGGTGTAACTTATGGAGAACTAATCAATATATTGTATCCACTTTTAATTATATCTTTATTAGTTATATGTGGTTTTATATATAAATTTGAAGACGGTAATATAGAAATACCAAAAATCCATAAGATCAATTATAAGAACGTTTATCTTATATTCTTACCGTTCATACTAACATTGGTATTATCGGGTCTTACGGATCGTTATTTACCTTTATTTTGTGGTTTTACTCTGTACTTAGTCAGTTACTCTAACTCGTGGGGTAAATTACTTAAACACGTCAATTGGAAATTGGTAATTAGTGTAGGGGTTGTGATTGTATTTTCTAATTTCATATCTCAATACAATGAACAAATAAAAACATATTTAGAGGGGGTTACCACAACTTATAATATTTTTTTGGTTGGAGGTTTATGTTTCTTGAGTTCGTTCTTATTGGGGTCATCAGGTAAATACGCGGGAATAGTTTCAATAGTCAGCTCAATAGTGGGTATTGAATATTTTCTTTTCTTATTTACAATGTGTTACTCAGGTTATTTATTATCTCCAACACATAAGTGTGTTTACATAGGACAACAATATTTTGGTACTCCCATAAAAAAATATATCTCATCCATTTCGGTATGGACAATAATTATGATAGTCTACAGTGTTTTAGACTTGACTTTTAAATTAAAATAAACTATATTTCTAAAAAAATAACATTATGTCAACAAAGTTAACAATCGATCAAATCTTACAATTAGATGCAGAAATAAACGGATATACCAATCCTCAAAATGGTGAAGTTATCTATGAAGGTTTTGCATCACAACCATTATCAATTCTTTTAAAATACGAACTCAGAGAATTGTCTGATAAATTAAAAGAAGAAAGAACTAAGGTTGATGAATTAAGAAACGAACTAATTGAAAAATTTGGTGAAAAAACTGAAGAGGGTGGTATACAAATTACTCCTACAGTAGAACAAAAAAAGGGAAAGAAAACAGAAACGGTTAAAAATCCTAAGTATGTAGAATTCTTGAATGAATATAATAAGTTACTATCTAAGGAGATAGAGTTGGATCATCCTGTAATCACTAAAGAAGATCTTAAAGATGCGGGTAAAACCAAAGACCAATATAACATCCTATTTAATTTGGTAGGATAAATTAAACTTTTCTTTTAATCACAATTTTCAAATTTCCGATTTGATATTCCCCTACATCGTAGTGTGGAATTGATAATCGGATTTTGTTTATTACATGAAGATCTTCTTCGTTCATTGGTTCGGTCTCGATTATCGTAACATCCACCATATCAGTTAATAGAAATTTAGATCTTAAATCGTAGTTGGTATTAGGTTGTTCGTTTGCAATATATTCAGTGGGTGTGGTACCCCCTAAATACAATTTATCAAAATAAGGTTCCAACTTATATAGGTGTCTATCACTCCTCAATTTAATACCCATATTAAAAGTGGGGTAATTAAAAATTTCGTCCTCCCAATAATACAGTTCATTAAAAGTGGGTATGGTAATCCCCCATTTACGTATAAAGTTACGTATGTTTCTGTGTTCACTTAATTTACTTTCTTCGGACCTTAATACTCTACTGGTTTTAGAAACAAAATGATATACTACGGCACATTCAGTTGTTTTAAGTAGGTAACCCTTTAATTTGGCTCTAATAATGAAATCATCATCTTCACAGAAAAAAGGGTCAAAAGTAAAACCATCGAATAAACCAACATCAATAAATGTTTTCTTATAACCCGACATAAAAAATGTGGCCCCATTAACTAATTCCTTTCTTTCCTTAACTTTGTCAACGTATTGATCAAACAAGTGGTAATTAAAATCATTAAACCCTCTACCCAATTCTAATATAACTTTACCAGGTCTCTTATGTCCCTTAAAAATAGGGGGTTCAATAGTGGTATATGTGATGAGAGACTTTTCATCAATTAGTTCTGATAAATTCTCTAAAAAATTCTTACCGATCACCATATCATTATGAATCAAAACCAATTTATCAGTATCAACTAACTTGATCGCCGAATTATAATTGTCTGAGAAAGTTAATTGATCGTCATCATGTATGTAGGAAAGGTTATCATCATCCAAAGACTGTAACCAATCTAATGTACCATCCGTAGACCCACCACTACTAATAACCATAGGGGCATCAGGGTATATATCCCTAATCCTTTTATGTGTATTCTTAGTATAATCTAAGTTATTAAAAACGGCAAGTACTAAAGAGATATCCATTACTTATTGGTGTTATCGAATATTGAAATGAATAGTCGTTCGAAGATCCACGGACCTAATACTTTATTGACACATAATTCATTAGCCCTTTTATAAAACTCCACACTTCTCATTCTGATAGTGTCTCTACTAACCGCAAATATTGCACCGGCGGTAAATGGATATAGTTCAAGAGGTGGATTTTCAAATAGTTCTACCCAAACACCATTTATGTCCATACCTCCGTGATGGGGAGTCCCGTTTGGTCTCGAATGTAAAACTCTTTTAAAGGGTCCATCACTAAAAAATAGTAACTCATTAGGTTTTTCAAAAACCACTGATTTGGTAATATTTGGAAACTCTTTTAAAACCTCTTTGTAATTTCTAACGTGATCAAATGGGTGTCCTTGAGTAAAGAATACCCACTCACCTAAATTATCATAATTTTTTATTATGTGGGTTAGATAGGTGTTACCTTCTCGACCAACGTTAGGTAAATTAATTGAACCTTCGATAGGTTCCCCTTTATTATATAAGAAAATTCTATAATCAGAAAACTCTGATAACCAAGATATGTCTTCTCTATATCTACTTACTATTAAATCACCTTTGTAGTTCATCATAATAGTTATTTTGTTTTTCTTGTTTCTTAATATCTTTATGATGTATTAGTGAAAATGTTTCGTCCTCAGGTAAGTTGGTGTACGTGTTATAGTTTACTAACCTTTCATGTACCTTACCATACCATCTTATCCTACCCTCTCTTTTCCATATTCTTGTTTGTGTGTCAGGAAAATTAACCCATCCTTTTGAGTTTACATTCCATCCCCACTTCTTAATGTGCTCTTCCGTCAAACCCTCAACAGTGTTTACTCTTGAAATTAAGAATACTTCGTTTTTAGGGTTGGCCTCAAGTATCGTTGGTAGGTAATTAATTAAATTTGTATGAGGCATTTCATCTGCATCGATTTGAAAAATATAATCACCGTTACAGTAATCTGAAAGTTCATTCTTCCACTCACCAAAATGACCTTCAAAGAAACCTCTCCACATTTGGAAGTTAGGTAACTTATTATGTTTAATTAACCATTCAGCAATCTCCTCAGAACCATTTTTATGATCGTACAAAATGACTATCTCATCTTTAGGTCTTTTAATTCTAAGTAGAAATTCAACCAATCGTTTTATTTCCTCGAATTCATTACAGACAGTTATAGCATAACTAATTTTCATCTATAAGGTTTTTATATAGTCTTCCAATCTATCTTTAGGTGACCAACCTAATTTATTTAAAGTATCGTCATTCTCTCTTTTAGTGGATCTATAATTACCTGGTTGATCAGGTATATTAATTTTTGGGTGATCACCAAACCTTTCAGTAAACATATTGTAAACTTGATTTATTGAGTAATTCATACCTGTTCCTAATTCCCATGCATCTTCATGTTTTTCATTTCCTGTACCCACTTTATAAAGTGCGTCAACGATGTCAATAACATGAGTGAAATCTCTTCTTTGTTCCCCATCACCAACTATCGTAATAGGTTCCCCTTTTGATACTTGGTGTCTCCATATACCTATCACTGCAGCCCATGTACCATCCACCAATTCGTTAGGACCATACACGTTATAAAATCTACAGATCTCGAAGTCACAACCATAAGCGGTTCTGTACATTTTGAATATATCTTCACCTGTTCTCTTATAAGTTGCGTACGGAGATGTTTGAGGGTTGCACCATCTTGAGGAGGAACCCGCATAAACCACTTTAATATTGTTTTCCTTAGCCCAATCAGCAACATACTGACAACCACCAGCATTAACTCTAAATGTTTCAGTAGGGTCATCAAACGAGGGTTGTATTCTTGACAACGCAGCTAAATGATAACATATATCAAAATTACCACCTATCGAATTGATTTGTTCGATGTCATTGTAATGGTAATCACACCCATCTATTTCGTATTCTTTTAATCCCGTAGATAGGTCATCAATTGAGGACACTTCGTGACCCTCATCCATTAATCTACTGATTAAATTGGAACCAATAAACCCGTTCCCTCCTGTTACTAAAATTTTCATACTATTAATCTATTTTTTTTAATTCAGGTAAAACCAATTTAGTTTTCTTTGGTTTAACCTCGTTTATTATTACTGTTTTTAAAATTTCTTCAAATCTAATTGTTGTGGACTCTAATGAGAAGTTTTCATTATTTTCATCTCTGAGTATTTTAGATTTATCTAAAAATTCATCGTACTTCTCTTCTACTATTTTAAAGACCTCAACAACCTCATTGTAATTACACGTAAACCATTTTGACTCTTTAAGTATAAAATCATCGGCAGCACTCTCATGTACTTTAGTTAATTTACCTCCTAACATTATTGCCTTATCCATCGGTAAGAAATCCTTATGTCCTGACCAGTTAGATGCAATAATTGGTTTACCCGTCATGGAAAATTCTAATAGGGGTCTACCAAAACCCTCACCCTTTGTTAGTGTTACCATAGATTTTACTTTGGGGTGATTATACAAATCATTCATCTCATCATCAGTTAGTTGACCAAATAATAGATATACGTTAGGTGGGTTACTGTAGGTTGATGTAATTCTTTGTATTTTTTTTCTCATAACTTCCCTTTGTTTAATAGAGAAGTTAGCACTAGACGTCTTTAAAATCAATCCTGGTGCGTCTTCCACATCATTGAATGATTCACAAAAACATTTAATTAACATACCCACATCTTTTCTATCTTGACCGAGATCACCCTTCAACCAATGACCAACAAACAAATAATTAAAATCGTTTTCTAATTCTAATTTTAAGTTGGATTCTTTTTCATAGTATATTGAAGTGTCCACACCTTCATGAAGAACGTCTAAATCTACGTTTACTTTATGTTGAGATATTAATTTACCTGTGACCTTATCTGTTTCATTATAAACTGTTTGTAATAACACATCTCTCGAAAACGTCGATGTGGTTATAACTTTATCCATCCTATTTATCCCATCTATCCACTCCTTAGGTGCTGCGGTGGTCTCTATCCCTGCGGTTATACCAATATTGTACTTACCTTTTCTTTGAAATTCATTAGGTACGGTGACTTGAACATATATGTCAGGATGAAAATCTAAACTATCTATTATGTTCTCTTCGATCCAAGAATGAAATAGATTAACTTCAGGTTCTAATGCGGTCATAGGGGTCTTTCCCCAATTACAACTATCAATGTAGATATCGAATTTATCCATATCATATAAGGACTTCAATAAATCTCTTGAATGTGAACCGTAACCACTTAAAGTTTTGACTGGTCCTCTAAATAATAGTTTCTGTTTAATCATGTTGATTTAATCTTCGGTTTGTTTATTTATAAACTCTTGAGGAAAATATTTCGTTAAGGTTGATAATTTATCATCAGCATCAACCAACATTGATAACGCCTCCTCTGCGTTTTTATAGAAGTCACCTGTTGAGTGATCCCCAATACCTGATCCTTTGTTACCTAAAAGATCTAAAGTTAATAACGCTTTTGATTTTTCTGCCAAGGCGTTAGTTCTTAGCATATCGATTAATTTAGTGTTCATAGTTATGTTATTTTAAATAATTCAAAATTTTTCTTAGGTGTGAATTTAGTTAAGGCGTTCTCCATACCTTTAATTAATGATTCACACATAGTTTTAGTTGAAAAGTTCTTTATCATGTATTTTCTACCTACAAGACCTCTTCTTTTTCTTTCCTCTCTACCTAAATCGTACATCTTCTGTATTGATGAAACAACATCATAATGATTTATCCTATCATCAAATATGTAAGGTGTATTAATTGACCCGTTAAGAGTTGTAGATG